ATGATCAAAATAAAAGACTTAATTAACTTAATGCAGGGATATTCTCAAGATTTTAAACGTATTATAATCAATTTAATAACCGAAAGGTTCGGTAAAATAAACAAAACTAATCCAGACGACTTGAAAAAATTAATGGGATTGCAAAATATTTATAGTGATTTAAAATTTATTGAAAAAGAAAAAGAAGCAATACTTGACAAGACGCACCCAGAACTATATAATAATATTCATAATCAGTTTGCAGCAGAATATCTGTTTAAGACTGGATTATCTGTATTTGCCGCGAATATGTATGCGGAAAATTTAAGTGCCGGCAACGGATTTTCACAGGTTCTTGGGATAAGCAGACAGTATATACATCTATATCGAAAATATAACATCGACGTACACGAGCATAAAGTAATACAGGCTTCCGGTACTTGGGTTAGTTATGATAGTTTTGAAAAGTTTCGTGCATTAAAGCCGGAGAGAAACGATACTCACGATATTATTGAATTGCTTGAATTGATGAGCTTTGAAAAATTCGTTAATTATTTCACCAAACAAAAAGCCATGCTCAAAAAGAAATTAAAATTTCTGATGATACAATACAAAGATTACATAAGCATGTCAAAAAGTTTAAAAGTGGATTTATCAAGAAAATCCGTGAGTTTCCCTACAAACATAAAAGAATCCCACAACTTGATTTTAGAGCGTTTTAATAAAGTCAAACACGAGATTGAGGACGGAAATATGCGCCACGCAAAAGAAGTGTTGTACAAGGGCATGAACGAATACGCAAATGAAAGTTTTTGTATAGTATTCCCACAGTTACGCAGTGATTTTATAACCGAGGGGCAGAGTCTCAATCATTGTGTCGGAAGTGAATCCTATTATAAAAATCACATGGAAGGCACACGCATGGTGTTCTTTGTCAGACAGGCAACCGAGCCTGATAAACCCTATTTTACTATGGAGATTGATATGCGGGAACTGCGTATCAGACAGCTATACGGGTTCGGGGACGTATCGCCCTCAGCAGATGTAAGAAAATTCGCCAATGAGTTTTTAAGACTTTTAAAGCCGGCTGATAATATAAGCTGAAATAGAAACAGAGTCGCCCATCGGCGGCTCTTTAACATGAAAGGGGGTGCAAACCGTGAATATGTATCGTATTAGAATTACAGAACGCTTGGTGATGGTAGTCGAAGCTGAGGCTGACGACGAAGCGGAAGCGAAAGAACAAGTCAAAGACGATTGGTTCAATCAAGAGTATGTGTTGGACTCCGAGAATTTTGCCAGCGTAGAATTTGAATGCGTAAAAGCAAGGTGAATGATTTATAATAGTTTTAAAAGAGCAAATACAAGTAATAATACCCAGTGTAATAAAATACATCGGGTATTATTTTTATGAGCAAAATATTTTGTTTAAAAGCACAAAAAAGTAGTCGATTGCCATTTTAATGGGGTATAATTGGGGTAAAATGCGTTTTTCTTTCCATTGGAGTAAAAATTAAAAGTCAGATATACCGCAATATACCTGAGTTTCGATGGTCGGAGTGACTGGACTTGAACCAGCGGCCTCTTGGTCCCGAACCAAGCGCTCTACCAAACTGAGCCACACCCCGAAATATTTTATCCCTTATTCACAGACTTGTATAGTATATCATAAATATTTTTGTTTTGCAATAGTTATTTTTGTTTTTTTCAAATTTATATAAATTTTATTCAAGAAGGGCGGATCATTTGAATCCGCCCTTTGATTTTAATTATTTATCTTGATTTTCTTGATCGTTTTGTTTTCTTAATTCATCGCCAACTTTTTTAGTTATAGATTTTATCAAACGATAATATCTTTTTTTTGTATATGAATAATTTTCGCATAACTCAGCAGCTATATATTTTAACTGCAATTTTTTTATATTATGATCTTTAATCAGTTTTTTGTCTTTTTTCGGCAATTCTTTGAATATTTTTAAAAATATGCCGAGTTTTTTTGTTTTTGTTTTATCAGGTTCGCCGTTTATTTTTGAAAAATAATTCTTGTAATCTATAATATCCGGCGTTATGATCATTTCCATATTATTAACTTTATCAGCAATTTTCAGTTCTTTATAAAATAAATTTTTAGCTGTTTTATATAACCAGCCTTCAGGATTTGAATGATTATGAAAATCTAATTGATTCAATTGAGCGGTCCAATATGTATTTTGAACTATATCTTCGGCTAAATATCTATCGCCAGATGTTAATTTCAACACGTACATTTCTAAATTTTTATATGTATATTCACAAAAATCTGAAAAAACCTTTTTGTTATCTTCTAAATTATCTTTAAAATTCCAAAACATATTTTTTCTCCTTTTCCTTTTTATTCTTGTTATAATTCTCCTGATTTTTTAAATAATTATTAAAATATATCCGCAAAATTAAACATTTCATTCATAATTATTTCCCAAAATGTTTTATATTATGTGTAAACACTATTATATCATAACAGGAAAAAGATAGCAATATATATAATTAAATATTTTTAAAATTTACAAAATATTATTAATTATCTTAATTATTTCAATTATTTCAATAAAAATTATAAATTTTTAAAATTGCTCTTGACATAAAGGCAAGAGATATGTATAATATATATTAATTATAAAAAAATATATAATAATATTTATGCGAGAGTGGTGGAATTGGCAGACACGCACGTTTGTAGGGACTTCGGCACGATGATTAAATTCCTAAGCGATTTTGATAAAGCAGAATACAGTCTTGGAAATCTAAACGATTTCAAAAATAAAAACACAGGGTAAAGATTCGTCAAAAATTTTTCGCCGATTTTAATCGGTCGTAAAACTCCCGATAAAAATGCGGCGAACTTTTTTCTGATAAAAAAACTCCGCCGCATTTTACTGTTTCACCTTTTCCATTTTCTTACTTTTCTTTTTGCATTATTTTACAAATTCGAGTGTCTCAATATATATTTGTTTTCCCTCTTCAAATTCATTTATATGTTTTGGCAGACTATAATTTTTAGCACTCGGTTGACATAAATTTCCTCTCGTGAGAAAACAAAATCTTTATATGTGAGAGGGACTAAAAGCCAACTGAAATATCTCCCGTAAAATGGGGCAAAATTGAATATGCGGTTGTGGTGGAATCGGCATACACGCACGTTTGAGGGGCGTGTCCAGCAATGGGTACGAGTTCAAGTCTCGTCAACCGCACCAATAAAAAAAACCTTGATTTGGGTCAAGGTTTTTTGCTTTTTTATAAAAATTTGATACTATAAAATCACCCCTACGGAAACTTAAAATGACCGTAGGGGCGATTTTTATTTATTATGAATTAGACATCATTATCTTCGTCATCGCCGAAAATCTCGAAAAGGAAACGTTTCATTATCATCGCAATTTCTGCGCGGGTAGCCTCTCCCTGTGGAACTGTTGTGGTTTCGGTGCGACCGACAATCAGACCAACTGCAACTGCCCACTGCATTGCTTCGAGTGCCCAGTCGGAAATCTTGCCGGCATCTTCATACTTAGACAAGTCTGCTCGTGCGCTTACATCAAATCCCATTATTTCAGCGTAACGGTAGAATACTGTCACGATCTGTTCACGGGTCAACAGTTCGCTTCCTTTGAATGTACCATCTGGGAAACCGTTCATCAATCCAGTTTCATATGCCCAGATTATTGCGTCTGAATACCATTCTCCGGCAATAACATCGCTGAAGGGAATTATTGCATCTTCGCTTACTTCCGGTTCGCCATTTAACCGGTAAAGTATTGTCGCCAGCATATAACGGTTCGTCACATCATGAGGTTTGAATGTATTAGTGTTTCCTGAACCTATCATAATTCCCAATTGATTCATAATACGCGCTGCTTCAGCAAACCAGTCATCTTCTTTTACATCGGTATAAGGATTCACGTACCCTTCTGCCGACGGTTCGTCACCAAATTTTGCATTACTTAACGGGGTATCTTTGTCGGAAATTTCCTCCAAATCACCAGAATCATCATCGTCAGAGGTATTATCAGAATCAATGCCTGAACCTGTTTCACCCGTTGTATCGCCATCGGTAGGAGGAGTGTATGGAGGAACATAAGAATCACCTGAACCGCTACTGGTATTAATCGTATATACAAATGTAGCGACATCGCTGACAATTTCGCCGTCTATTACAGCAACAGCCTTAATTGTTACGCTTTGATTAACTGCTATCGCTCCGGTGTATAAAATATTATTTATCGTTGGCTCTGTACCGTTAACAGTATAGTAGATTCCTACATTTGCAGCATTAACCGATAATGTTACGCTCTGCGTATTGGTATATGTTCCCGTTGCTGGATTCGCTGTAATAATATAGTTAATCTTCGTGAAATTCGCTGTTAACATCACGTTGTTGTCCGGCATTGTAAATTCTATTGATCTCGCCGTATTTTCCGAAAGAGTTATACCGATTGCTGTCCAGCCAGCGAAAGTATAGCCGTTATTCTCTGTTGCAGTGATGCTTACAGGTGTTCCTTCCGCATAACTTCCACTTGGCATACCTGATACTGTGCCGCCATCGCTTGAATTTATAGTTAATGTGAATATTGTAGGAATTACGGGGTTCACAGTGAAGTTCACATCAAAACTTGCACTAATTCCATTATCGCCGCTTAATGTTACAGTTACCGTATATGTTCCCTCCGTAAGTTCTGTTTTGGGAACCATATCGAAAGTATCAAATTCACCGATAGCAATATCATCAATAGACGTTTTTGAAATTATAAACGCATTGCTGTCCTCACCGTTAAGGGTAATTATCAATTCGCCTGTCGGCTGATTGCCTGTATTTGTTATTGTGACGGTTTTCGCCGTATTATCTATGAAAGTATAAGCCGACACGTCAAGCGATATGCCATAGAATGGAGTAGGGATATCTGATGTTATTATAACTGTTGCCATACCGAATTTATTTGTATCTATAGTCGATGTTGCCGTAACTATCAGCGTATTTGCCGTTTCGTCTAAACCCACAGTTAAAAGACCGATATCAGAAATTGTCGTTTCGTCGCTCTCATTATCCGAAACGCTCCATATTACGGTTTGTTCAGGATTATTTTCGCCTTCAACAGTCGCTCCGAATTGATGTGTGCCGCCTTGCTGTACCTCAATATCCTGCGGAGACACAATGACGTTTGTGACGATTGCTGAGTCAAGTTCAAAGTTCGCAGTCATTGTAACTGAGCCTGCAGGCATATTGAATGATACGGAACTTGCAATAATATCAGAAATTGCTACGCCGCTTACAGTCCAATCTTTGAAATGATAACCTATATTTGCTGTCGCTGTTACGTTCATTTCTGTATTTTCTTCATAAGTGCCGCTTGGAGTTCCTGATATGTTGCCGCCTATGCCAGCCGATACATTAAACTCATATTTTTGAATATCCGGTACAGTATTCACAGTTAATGTAATAGAGGAGATTGCGGGAGCATTACTTCCATCCGACGGAGTTTCGGGATACGCTATGCCTAACGGATTATAGCTTACAGTTAATGTATAAGTCCCTGCTACGAGCGTATCTAAATAACTTGCGCTGAAAATAATTTCATTTTCTGAAACTACATAATCTGTTAATTCAATCAATGAATATTCGCCGTTTTTAATATTAGCTATAGTATTGCCGTTCAAATTAATTGTTGCGGATATATTATCTTCTGAGCCTTTTATATAATTAATTTTTGTCGTTATTAAGACGCTATCTTCATAAAGCACGATACCTTCAGAATTTATATACGCTACATTATCAGAAGAATCAGACAATTTTACATAGATAATATATTTGTTTTTCGGATTAATGTCAAATGGGCTTGAATAGTCCATCCATTCCGCGTCGAGAGCCTGTATCTGTGCCAGCGTCAATTCCTCATCTGAAAGATAATATTGAATTGTCGCGGGATTTCCATTTTTATCGCTGGCTGTAATGGTCACGGTTTGGGTATTCTTGCAGATCAATCCGAATGTTACAGTATTCCAAAAAGAGTTCCAGTAGTTCGTTTCTATACTTATTTCTCCCGTAGGTGGGGTAACATCTGGTTCGGCGTTCACTACTACGTTGAAATTGTCGGTTTCCGTTATATTATCCTCAGTATAACTGATTATAATAGTTTGTGTACCGATAATGTTAAGAACCGCACCATTTATCGGATTTGATGTAAAATCCGTAACTTCATTATAACTGCTGTCGCTATAACTTGCGGTCACGACCATTCCTGTGAGGTCAAGTGCTTCGCCTACAGTATAAACCGTTTTGATTGGCGGTGTTGTCACACTGATACTCTCTAATATTACCGGAATAGCATTTACCGTTATCGTAAAGCTATCGGTTTTCATTATTTCGTTTTCGATGTAGCTTACCGTAACTACTATTATATCTACTATATCAAGAATTGTGCCATTTGTCGGTTCTGTCGAGAAGTCCGTAATTATTTTAGTATTTTCGTCACTATATACGGCGGTCACTATCATACCGGACAAGTCAAGTTCTTCGTCCACAGTATATACTGTTTTATCCGGTAATGTTGTTACAGATATGCTTTCCAGAACAATCGGCAGAGCGTTTACAACCACGGTAAAGCTGGTTGTTTCTGTTACATCGTTTTCAGTATAACTGACTATTATGGTTTGTGTGCCAATAATATCAAGAATCGTACCATTAACCGGATCAGTAGTATAATCTGCCACTTCTTCCGAACTTCCGTCGCTATATGCAATAATTACAACTATACCCGTAAGTTCAAGTGGTTCGCCTACGATATATTCCATTTTTTCAGGGAGTGTTGTTATATTGATTCCCTCTGATATAATCGGACTGGGATTTACTGTGATTGTAAAATCGACCGTTTTTATTATATCGTCTTCCGTATAGCTGACTGTGATTGTCTTTATACCAATAGTATCAAGAATATCGCCATCATCAATGCTTGTATTAAAATCTGTTATTTCTTTTTCGCTGCCATCACTATATACAGCAGTTATTATTATGCCTGCAAGATCAAAGTTATCTCCTACAATATATTCCATTTTATCAGGCAGAGAAAAAATTATTATATTATCTAATATAATAGGTTCGGGAAGCACTTTTAAAGTAATTTCCGTGGTCGCCGGAATATCGTTTTCGTCAGCGTCCACATAATCTACGCCCAATGGATTATAATAGACTGTTAGCGTATATTCACCTGTTTCAAGACTTTCAAGGTATTCTGCGTTGAATTTTATTGTACCATCGGAAACAATATAATCCGTTCCGTCCTCAAGCGTGACTTCGCCATTCATAATCTTTTGGATTGTGTTGCCGTTGAGCAATACTTCGGCAATCTTATCAAGACCGAAGCCTTTGACAAAATTTATTTCGGTTGTCACCGCTTCGCTGTCGGTATATAACACGATACCCGTTGAATTAATATATGTTACGTTTCCGAATTCATCGGTTATCTTAACATAGATTATAATTTTGCTATTCGGATTTATATTGAATGAATTTTTATAATTTATCCATTCTGTCGTGAATTCATTCAAATCGTCTAATGTCAACTCAGAATCCGAAAGATAATATTGAATCGTTATTTCATCTGTACTATCAGAATCTGCGGTTAAAGATACGCTTTTCGTATCTTTATATATTAATCCGAATGTGACGGTATTCCAGAATGTATTCCAGAATGTATTCCAATAATTAGTTCCTATCACAATTTCCCCTGTTGGCAGGTTTGTAATCGAATCAATAATTTCATACTCAAACAGTCCGCAATTTTCGCAAGTTCTGGTTTTTATGCCTACGGTGTTATTTGTTGGCTGAAACTCTGTCACCCATTCACCGAATATATGATTTCCGCAGGGTATCATTTCTTCAAGTTTAAGTAAATCTCCACAGACATCGCAGAGTATCGCTTTATATCCGACTGTATTCTCAGTCGGGGGAACTATAACAGTCCAATTATCGCTATGGCAGACATGAGGCTCAACCACATCAATTATATAGGTATGTATATAGCCTTCGCTATTTTCAATATAGAGAATACCTCCCACACTATTTAAAGGCGTAATTTCAATTATACCAGAACCTTTAAATTCCAAAACACCGTCTATATATGTGGCTGTTTCATTATTCGTTGATAATATGAAATCCGTACTTGATGTTGATGCGAAACTTGACATCCTTGAATCGCGTGTTGCGGCGGGTTCTATCCACGCTCTGCTTGTTGATTCTCCAGTTCCTTTAACATTTAATCGTGCTATATTATCTTCGACGACTTTAATTCTTTTTACAGCGTCTTGATATCCTGTTATATCTTTAGCAAACGGAACGCCTAACACATCTCCGCTTATCTCGCCAAAAGAAGCTATTACTAAATCATATATGTATTGTCCAATATTATCAACCCCGAAATAACGTGCTCCGACGGGGATTAATTTAATTGTATACGGAATTTCGGTTGTGGAACCGCTTAATGTTGTTACAGCAACATTTGTTACAACAAAACGTATCGGAATATTAGCAATCGCAAAACGAATAGAATCATAAATATTAAATTTAGTTTCTTCCCCCTTGCCGAATTCCATATAATCAAGAATGTCTCTTAATCCCCAAATACCTTCTATTAATTCCCAACTCAAGCCACCACTGTCAACAATGGAAGATAACGAGTCTATCCAACCACCCAAGCTATTCAAAGCATTTGCGGCGGCATTAAGCATTTTCAAAGAAGTCATCAAAGTTTCAATATTATCTACCATCCCGATTAGTTTATTAAGTTCATGTTGAATCATTTCGGAATGGAACATAATATTAGTAGTCATTTCAATTATTATTTTATCGCCCGGTTTAAATTCTTTTGCGCTGGCTGAAGTTCCTGATATTACGTGTTCTTCCGTTACTACAGTGCCGTCAGAATAATGCGTTACTTGTCCTTGAAGTGCATAAATCGTATGGCTCACACCGTAAAGGGATTTGTGAGAGACATTTTCGAGTTCAATCCTAATTGTATAATCTTCTCCTTCAAAAGCGGAATCAGGGATATAGAAAGTCATATGCATCGCACTACCTGCATAAACTTTTATCGGGTCTTGAGCAACATATTCATAACTGAATCGTTCGTCGAACGGCATCATTGTACCTTGCAAGGAAGCAGTTACGCTGTAAGTCCCTTCTTTATCACCACGTATATACCAATGAACAGATTTGCTGCCTCCTTCTTCAATATAATCTATTGTTTGAACGGCACTTTGCGCTCCATAGACCATATCCGCTAATGACAACCCATCTGGTAAAGTAAGTTCAGCCACACAATCCTCGATTGTGTCGGTAAGTGAATTATTAATAACGAGTAATTCTGCATCAAACATTTCTTTCAGCCAGCGAACTTCTCCGTAAATAATTAAATAGAACCGTTCGGAAACAGGGAATATAGTAACATCAGTACCATCAGATAACCTCCATCCGAATCCGCCGCCGCCGGTTCCTCCGGGGCTATACCCGCCGTTATACCATAAAACCCCATCACTTCCTCTGCCACCGCCACCATCAGGACCGACACCTCCTAAGAAATCGCCCGTGCCATTAAAGAACGCTATTATACTTAACACGTCAATTTCCGCTCTAAACGTGATTTCAACTTGATATCTATAAACATGCTGGTTACCCGGTGCGTTTGGATCAATCCCTGCTGCAATTATTTCATCATAAGTCATTTCTCTGACAGTTAATTTTCCTTCTACCATTGGTTTCTCGCTCAAACCAATACGTGGGATTTCTTGAATGCCGGGTTTTATTGTTATTTTTAATTCACGTACTAAATAACCATTCGCATAAGCTGAGATTGTTAAGTTGCCAACGGGCAACACTTGACTTATTTTACCATTAGAGTCCGTTGATAATGTACATTCACCATCATTCGGTGTGGAGATAAATATTGATGCTCCACTGATAGGTTCAAGGGTTGTTGCATTTACAACTGTGAAATTAGCTAAACCATATTCATTTGTTTGACTTATATCAATAAATATCTGCGGTAAATTTTCAGTTTCTTTTTCTCCGCAAATTTCGCATTCCCTGCTTTTTAATCCATTTGCAAGTACCGTTGCTTCTTTTTCGGTTGACCATTCACCGAATGTATGTCCCGTTGCTGGAATTATTTCAGATTCAAGTTCAACATTATCTATAATACAATAATTTTTCTTTAAACCATCTTCTATGCATGTCGCTTCTTTAACTATTATCCAATCGCCCGGCGTATGTCCAAGAGGCTCTAAAACTTCTATATAATTATATCCGCAGATTGAACAAGTATTAATTGCAGATCCGCCGCGAGTACACGTTGGAGATGTTTCTATCGTCGTGAAAAATTCGTGATCGTGAGCATCAAGCAGGAAATACGGATAACCATTATTTTCTGCCGCGTAGTGAGCCGCTGAACCGGAATAACAATATATTTTTAATTTCGGGCAGTTATTAAAACTATTTGCCGCAATAGATGTGACACTATTTGGTATTAATATTGAAGTCAAGTTTATACATGACGCAAACGAATATGAGGAAAGTGTTGTTAATCCATCATTCAATACAATACTTGTTAACCCTGCACAACCATCAAACGCATTACTACCTATGGTTTTCAATCCTTCATTAAATATAATTAGCCTTAAACCGCTACAACCAGAATAAGCCGAGTTGCCAATAGATTCCATAGATTCAGGAAATTCTAAGACACTCAGACTTGAACATCCCATAAATGTAGATTGACTTATTGTTTTTAATCCTTCAACCAAATTAATTTCCATAAGCCCCGTGCAGTTGGCAAAAGCATTATTACCGATGATAGCGAGTGTACTGGGTAGCACTACCGTCTGCAGGTTCGTACTACCACTAAACGTGTATGCTGGTATAGCAGTTACACCCTCTGGAACCGTGATACTTGTCAGCTTCGTACAACCATAGAACAATCGCGACACGTAGCCGATCGAACTGCTCACGTAAGTGTTGGCGACGTTCGTCAGACTACGAGGATAATTAATGCTCGTCAGGTTCGAGCAACCATCGAACACATAATATCCCATCGTCGTCACGCTGTCTGGCAACGTCAGGCTCACCAGTCCTGTACACCCACTGAATGCATAGTTATTTACCGTAGACAGAGCATTCGGCAGATTTACTGCAGCCAATCTTATGCACCCGTTGAATGTGCTGTCGTTTATCGTTGTCAGCGTATTCGGCAGGCTCACCGTCGTCATGCCCGTACAGCCGCTGAACGCGCTGTTTCCCACTATTGTCAATCCCTCGTTCAAGGTCACTTCGCTCAGACTTGTACAGCCGTTGAATGTACTATTACCTATCGTTCTCAGACTGTTAACGAAATTTATGTTGCTCAACCCCGTGCAATTAGCGAAAGCGTTGTTACCGATACTTTCGAGAGTGTTTGGCAAAACCACCGTCTGAAGGCTCGTGTTGCCGCTGAATGTATATGCTGGTATCGCCGTCACATCCTCCGGAACAGTAATGCTCGTCAGATTCGTACAGCCGTAAAATAGCCGAGACACGTAGCCGATCGAACTGCTCACATAGGTGTTGGCTACACTTGTCAGACTACGAGGATAGTTGATGCTCGTCAGGTTTGAACAGCCGTCGAACACGTAATATCCCATCGTCGTCACGCTGTCTGGCAACGTCAGACTCACCACACCTGTACACCCACTGAATGCGTAGTTTCCTATAGTAGTTAATCCTTCATTCATGATCACTTCACGTAGGCTTATACAACCATTGAACATACTATCGTTTAATGTTGTCAATGTACTTGGCAGACTCACTGTCGTCATTTCTGTACAGCCATTGAACACATTGTTACCGACTGATGTCAGCCCTTCGTTCAAGAACAATTCACGCAAGCTCGTACAACCATTAAAGGCGTTGTTGCCGATGGTAGCGAGGGTACTGGGCAAAACTATCGTTTGTAGGTTCGTGCTGCCGCTGAATGTGTACGCCGGTGTTGTTGTCACACCCTCTGGTATCGTGATGCTCGTCAGTTTCGTACAGCCATAGAACAGGCGCGACACATAGCCGATTGAACTGCTCACATATGTATTGGCGACACTCGTTAAGCTACGGGGGTAGTTGATGCTCGTCAGGTTTGAACAGCCGTCGAACACGTAATATCCCATCGTTGTCACGCTGTCCGGCAACGTCAGACTCACCAAACCCGTACAACCGCTGAATGCATAACTTTCTATCGTTGTCAGCGTATTCGGTAGGCTCACCGTTGTCAACCCTGTGCAGCCGCTAAAGATGCTGCTCCCTATTGTTTTTACTGTATTCGGCAATTGTACGATTGTCAACGATCTACAATTAGTGAACGCATTGTTGCCAATCGTTTCCAATCCGTCGTTAAACCCGATATATGACAAGTTCGTACAGCCAGAAAAAACATTGCTTCCCATTATTTCTAACGTACTCGGCAAGACGACGCTTGTCAGAGTTGTTTTGTTTTGGAATGCGTTGTTGTCGATTGATTGTACTATATATCCGTTGATTTCCTTCGGTATTATTATAACCGTGTCGCTCCCTGTGTACCCCGTAATCGCACAATATGTCCCATTGATGATACGGGTTGTAAATGATGAAGTCAGCGTTACCGTTCCATCAACGACCAATTCTACCACAACATCGGGAAGAACATTTCCGTTGGAAGAAGCGACGCAATTTATTGTATCAATGTTGATTTTGTAAAGCGGGTGATGGAATCTAACTTGATAAGCGTAGCCAACCCGCGCATTTGTACATACCCATTCACCAGAAGAGTTTGTGTAATATGTTCCGAGTATTTTTCCACTTAATGTATCATACAATGACACAGAAGCTCCACTAACCCCATTATTATTGGTATCTACAACTTTTCCTGATACTGTGACACCTTCATAAACCAATGATTCTGTGGAAAATGGAATGCTGTTTGTATTCGCGTATGTTTCAGCATATGTATCTGAAATACCATGTATCGTAAGCCTTGAGCAATTTAGGAACACATTGTTGCCGATAGTTGCGGCATTTCGGTCAATCCATACTTTCTCCAACCCCGTGCAATTGGCAAAGGCGTTGTTGCCGATACTGTCGAGCGTGCTGGGCAGAATCACCGTTTGGATGTTTGTACTTCCACTAAATGTGTACATTGGTATAGCTGTCACGCCCTCTGGCACGACAATATTTGTCAATTTCGTACAACCGTAGAACAATCGCGACGCATAACCGATTGAGCTGCTAACATATGTGTTGGCTACGCTCGTTAAGCTACGAGGGTAATTGATGCTCGTCAGGTTTGAACAGCCGTCGAACACGTAATATCCCATCGTCGTCACGCTGTCTGGCAACATCAGACTCACCAACCCCGTACAACCGCTGAATGCGTAGTTACCCATCGTCGTCAATATATTCGGCAGGCTTACTGTCGTCAGTCCCGTACACCCACTGAATGCGCTATCGCTTAGTGCCATTAGCGTATTCGGCAAACTCACCTTAGTCATGCCCGTACAGCCGCTGAACGCGCTGTTTCCCACCGATGTTAATCCCTCGTTCAAGGTCACTTCGCGCAGGCTCGTACAGCCGTTGAATGCACTATTACCTATCGTTTTCAAATTGTCCACGAAATTTATATTACCCAATCCCGTGCAATTGGCGAAGGCGTTGTTGCCTATACTTTCGAGAGTGTTTGGCAAAACCACCGTTTGCAGGCTTGTACTGCCACTGAATGCGTATGCTGGTATCGCCGTCACTCCCTCTGGTACGACGATACTTGTCAATTTCGGACAGCCGTAGAATAACCGCGACACGTAGCCGATCGAACTACTCACGTATGTGTTAGTGACGCTCGTCAGACTGCGAGGATAATTAATGCTCGTCAGGTTTGAACAGCCGTCGAACACGTAATATCCCATCGTCGTCACGCTGTCAGGTAACGTCAGACTCACCAATTCCATGCAACCACTGAATGCGTAATTGCCTATAGTTGTTATCATACTCGGCAGGCTTACTGTCGTCAATCTTATGCAGCCACTGAATGTATTGTCGCTTATTGTCATCAGCGTATTCGGCAAATTCATCATCGTCATTCCAGTACAGCCATTGAAAGCACTATTACCCAACGATGTAAGTCCCTCGTTCAAAGTCACTTCACGCAAACTGGTACAGCCGTTGAATGCACTGTTGCCTATCGTCCTCAGACTGTCCACGAAATTCACGTTACTCAGCCCCGTGCAATTGGCGAAGGCGTTGTTGCCGATACTGTCGAGCGTGCTGGGCAGAATCACCGCCTGAAGGTTTGCGCTACCACTGAACGTGTAAGCCGGTATCGCCGTCACTCCCTCTGGTACGATGATACTTGTCAATTTCGGACAGCCGTAGAATAACCGAGATACATAGCCGATTGAACTGCTCACATATGTATTGGCTACACTCGTCAGGTTACGAGGGTAATTGACATTCGTCAGGTTCGAGCAGCCATCGAACACATAATATCCCATTGTTGTCACGCTATCGGGTAGTGTCAGGCTTACCAGTTCTGTACACCCGCTGAATGCGTAACTATCTATTGTTGTAAGTGTATTCGGCAGGCTTACCGTTGTTAACCCTGTGCAGCCGCTAAATATATTGCTTCCTATTGTTTTTACTGTATTCGATAATTGTACCATCGTCAACGACCTACAATTAGTGAACGCATTGTTGCCAATCGTTTCAAGTCCGTCGTTGAATCCGATATATGACAAGTTTGTACAACCGGAAAATACATTGCTTCCTATTGTTTCTAATGTATTTGGTAAGACTACGCTTGTCAGGGTTGTTTTATTTTGGAATGCGTTGTTGTCGATTGTCTGCACTATATAACCGTTGATCGCGTTTGGTATCACAATCACTATGTCGCTCCCCGTGTAACCAGTTATAGCACAGTATGTCCCATTAATGATACGGGTTGTGAATGATGATGGCGATGTTACCGCTCCTCCAGCGATTAGTTCTGCTAAAATATCCGGCAATATATTACCATCAGAAGAGGCGACGCAACTTATTGTATCAATGTTAATTTTGTAAAGCGGGTGATGGAATCTAACTTGATAAGCGTAGCCAACCCGCGCATTCAGGCAAGCCCAAGTACCAGTAGAATCGGTATAATATGTACCGAGTATCTTTCCATTCAATATATCGTAAAGAGATACTGATACGCCGCTGATTTCGTTGTTATTAGTGTCTATCACTTTCCCTGATATTGTGACACCCTCATATACTAACGGCTCTGTGGAAAACGGAATACTATTTATATTTGCATATGTTTCAACGTATGTATCTGAAATACCATGTATCGTAAGCTGTGAACAATTTAGGAACACATTGTTGCCGATAGTTGCGGCATTTCGGTCAATCCATACTTTTTCCAACCCCGTGCAGTTGGCAAAAGCGTTATTGCCGATGGTAACGAGGGTACTCGGTAGAATCACCGTTTGCAGATTTGTACTTCCACTGAACGTGTACGCTGGTATCGCCGTCACGTCTTCTGATACCGTGATACTCGTCAGCTTCGTACAGCCGTAAAACAGCCGCGACGCATAACCGACTGAGCTGCTCACGTATGTATTGGCTACATTCGTCAGGCTACGGGGATAGTTGATGCTCGTAAGGTTCGAGCAGCCGTCAAACACGTAATATCCCATCGTCGTCACGCTGTCAGGTAACGTCAGGCTTACCACCCCCGTACAACCGCTAAACGCATAATTGCCTATTGTCAGCAGGACGTTTGGCAAACTCACTATCGTCAGTCCTGTGCATCCGCTGAATGTGTTGTCGCTTATCGTTGTCAGCGTATTTGGTAGGCTCACCTTAGTCATGCCAGTGCAGCCATTGAATGCACCGTTACCGACCGATGCAAGCCCTTCGTTCAAAGTCACTTCACGCAGGCTCGTACAACCATTGAACACATTACTTCCTATCGTCCTCAGACTGTCCACGAAATTCACGTTACTCAACCCCGTGCAATTGGCGAAAGCGTTGTTGCCGATGGTAGAAATGGTACTGGAGAGAACCACCGTTTGCAAGTTTGTACTACCACTGAATGTGTACGCCGGTATCGTTGTCACTTCTTCTGGCACGACTATGTTTGTTAGTTTCGTACAACCGTAGAACAATCGCGACACGTAGCCGATCGAACTACTCACGTATGTGTTGGCGACGCTCGTTAGGCTACGAGGATAATTAATGCTCGTAAGGTTCGAGCAACCGTCGAACACGTAATATCCCATCGTCGTCACGCTGTCAGGTAACGTCAGGCTCACCAGACTCGTACAACCACTGAATGCGTAGTTGCCCACCGTAGTCAACATACTCGGCAGGCTCACTGTTGTCAACCCTGTGCAACCATTAAATGTGCTGTCGCTTACTGTCATCAGTGTACTCGGTAGGCTCACCTTAGTCATGCCAGTACAGCCATTGAACGCGCTGTTACCGACCGATGTAAGCCCTTCGTTTAAGGTCACCTCACGCAAACTGGTACAGCCGTTGAATGCACTGTTGCCTATCGTCCTCAGACTGTCCACGAAATTCACGTTACTCAGCCCCGTGCAATTAGCGAAAGCGTTGTTGCCGATGGAATTGAGGGTGCTGGGTAGAACTATTATTTGCAAGTTCGTACTACCGCTGAATGTGTACGCCGGTATCGCCGTCACATCTTCTGGCACGACGATGTTCGTCAGATTCGTGCAGCCGTAAAACAGCCGCGACACATATCCAATCGAACTACTTACATATGTATTGGCAACGCTCGCCAAGTTGCGAGGGTAATTAATACTCGTCAGGTTTGAGCAACTATCGAACACGTAATATCCCATCATTGTCACGCTGTCAGGCAATGTCAAACTCACCAATCCTGTACAACCACTGAATGCGTAACTCTCTATCGTTGTAAGTGTGGTTGAAAAAACCATATTTTCTAAATTCGTGCAACCGGAAAATGCATTGCTTCCTATCGTTTTTATTGTGTTCGACATTTGTACCGTTTCCAACGCCCTACAATCAGCGAACGCATTGCTGCCGATGCTCACCAATCCGTCGTTGAACCCTATGTATGACAGATTCGAACAACCAGAAAACACGTTGCTACCCATCGTTTCAAGCGTATTCGGCAAAACCACGCTTGTCAGAGTGGTTTTGCTTTGGAAAGCTCCATTGTCAATTGTCTGCACTATGTACCCATTGACTTCGCTTGGAATCACGATGGCTGTGTCGCTCCCAGTATAACCTGTCACTGCACAGTATGTTCCGTTTAATATACGGATTGTAAAATCGGAAGTATCTGCAGCCATTACTATTAATCCAACTGGTAAATAAGTAATTAACATCGCCAAAATCAACAATAAACTTAACAATTTCTTTTTCATACTTACAATATTTAACCTTTCAATAAAATAGTTTACATTTTTATAATATTTTAAACATTATAATTATACATTATATTTTGAAGAAATGCAATACTTTTTTCAAAAAAAATTACCCTAATTGTTAAATTCAATATACCCTGTTAGTTCATATATATTTACCCTATAAATTAATTTAACAAAATAGTTTTTAGATTTAAAATATAATCAAAGGGGTGTGATTATGGATTTAGATTTTAAAATTATAGGGCAACGGATACGCAGTCAACGTGAATTTTTAGGGTACACGCGGGAACAGTTTTCTGAGTTGATAGATAAAACTCCCAAATTTTGTTCTGATATTGAGTTGGGTGTTAAAGGTATGTCATTGCAAACATTAAATTTGATATGCGATAAATTAAAATTATCGGCTGATTACATATTATATGGAGTTACATCGGATAAAGAAAATAATCCAATCTACAAAATGTTATCAGCATGCCCTGAACACAAAAGAAAATATGCCGAGCAGATATTAAAAAATTTTTTACAGGCATTAGATTAAATTTACAAATATATTGTTGAAAACTCTGTAAAAGAACCCACAAAAATGTTGAAAAAATAACGTCCATATGATATAATAAACCGGAACAAAAATATTTTTGAACAACGGAGTGTATTTTAGATGGCGTTAAAAGGAAAAAATGAACTGGAACGGTTTACGGATAAATGCGGATATAATAATATTTGGGCAGCACTCAAAGAGTGGATTAAAGATTCCTCGGACAAACTTGAAATTGACGGCAACGATATCATTCTTGATGATATAGATATAAAATTTACCCGTAATCTACAAGTCGACGGCTGCTGCTTTACATATGACGCAGTGATTGAGGCAGATATAGCCTATACGGATTTATATCGCGAACTTCAGAGTAAATCACAATGGTTTATGATGCGTTGCGCCGCCGAAGTAGACGATACATTAAAATTATTTGAAGTCTCAAATGTTAAGATTTACGAGAAAATTCCAACACTTAAAAGTAATGTCACAGATAATTTTGTCCCCGTAATTTCTAAAGCACAAATGGACGACGAAGCCCGCGCATTTCTCCGCAAGTATTGCCCGAAAGCACTATTGGAGCCAACAAAAGTGCCGATTCGTGAGATTGCCGCCGAAATGGGGCTGGAACTCAAATTCGGATATATTTTGAGCGAGGATTTCAGCTATTTCGGACAAATCTCATTCTCTGACACGAAAACCCGCGTATATGATCTGGAATCCGGCAAATCCCGTGAATTGGATGTGACTCGCGGAACGGTTCTCATTGACCCGGAAGTTTTTTGGGAACGCTCTTTGGGATGCGAAGATTTTACAATTACCCACGAAGTAGTGCATTGGGAAAAACACAGGCTTTTCGCCGATATAAAGAGGCTTCTTCACCGTAATTATTACAATGCGCACCGATGCCCAAAACCTACCTATATTCATTGGAACAGCGACAGCACATGGTCGGATGAAGAATGGCTGGAGTGGCATGCAAACGGTATCGGCGCGCGGATTCTCATGCCGAAAGAAACAGTTGCGGCGAAAATTAAAGAATTAAAAGAAAATTTTTCTTATGAACTTTTGATAGATAAAACCGAATTTTTCGTTGTGTTGATTGATGAACTCGCTACATTTTATGGCACATCCCGACTGACGGCAAAATACCGGTTGAAAGAGTTAGGATATAAAGCCGTGGAAAATATCCAACTCCACGAATATGATTATCAAGCGTACACACATGAGATAGACGAATATAAAGCATTTTACGAAATATGCGAAAGCCCCGAATTACATATGCTGGTCAGTATGGGTATGTTTGCATATGCAGACAGGCATTTTGTAATTAACCATGAAAAATGTGTCTCAGTTGATGAAGACGGAATCCCTCACTTAACAGACTTCGCATGGGCGAATCTTGAAAAATGCACCATTAAGTTTTCCAATGTACGTATAAATATTAAGGAAAGCAACCGACTGTTCAGCGATATATTATATCGCGGCAAAACATATGAGACCTTTCAGAAATATAACAGCAATGACAACGAGGCGGCATTTGAATTCGCGCGGGAACTTGCGGCAGATTATCAGGTAAAAGCGCCGGAGCGGGAGAAATTGAATATCACTTTTTCTCAGCGCGTGAGACAAATCATTGAGGCGAAAAATATAAATGAGATGCGTTTTCAAGAGCGTACAAAACTGTCAAAAGCCACATTTTATAGGCTTCAAAGCGAGAAAGACAAACAATCATTCGACACAATCCTTGCTTTTTGCGCGGGATTGGATTTGGATATTTTTCTAACACAAGAGTTGCTCGGAAAAGCGGGGTTATCTTTCAACGGAGGAATGGCGCATAACGCATACATGCTGGCAATAACACAATTTCCCGGTAAGTCCATAGATGTGCGGAATGAATTCCTTTCCAACCTTGATATTAAAGGCGTTAAACCTTTGGGAGAAGATTTATCTAAATAAGATACTTAATCATATATAAGAGTACCAAAAAAATACGGTACTCTTATTTTTTTTTGCATAATTTTAAAATTTAGTCTCACACCGTGAGACTAAAAATTATCACCAAACCCGCGCAATTACACGATTATGTTTTATCTCAATTCCTGAGACAACGTATAAACCCGCATTATCGCGGTTTTTTTGTATTTCACGGAAAGAGACGATTTAACGGACAGTAATCAGTATACTTAGAGTTAAAGAAAATACAATGAGGAAAAAGGTGAAAAAAATTAGGAAAATTGAAAATCTTGACCATAAACGCGTCTGCGATATCAGTACCGACTCTAAAATAATCGAAATACGGAAAAAAGACTGTATAACAAGGATTAAAGCAAACTCTGACGGAACATTGAAAATTACCCATGAACGCATTAACCCGGCAACATAACCATCATACAGAAATCCGCCAGAACGCGAGACGGCAGAGCGGAACTCCCGGTATAAGGGAGTTTCACCTGCCGTCTTTTTTTGTTTTTGCGGATTTTTTTGCGGCTTCGGCGGATTTCAAAAATTTGAAATTCAAAGGAGTCAAACAATGCCAAAATTCAGAACACCGAAAAACAACCGCCCCACCTACATTTACCGCGACGCTTACGGGAGGAAAATCGCGGAACTGCGTCCGGGCGAAAACGGCGTAACCGAAGCGTATATCAACGCTCTCCACAGAGCGGACGACGACGAACAGAACGCCGCAAAAAAAGACAGTTATTACGGGGTATTTCACTATGAGCAAATAAATGACGACGGTGAAGATTTTTCCGACGAAAAGCAACCTGATTTAGCCGATTATGCCGCCGACCCCGAAACGCAGTTTTTTGAAGCGTTGGAAACCGCCGAGCGGTCTGGCGCAATCAAAGCCGCTTGGGACAGCCTGCAACCGCAACAGCGCGACCTAATTTTAAAGAAACTGCTTAAACGCACGAACGTGAGTATAGCCGACGAAGAAGGCGTTTCGGAAGCGGCTGTCAGAAACCGTCTCGCAAAAATCCAAAAGAAATTTGAAGAATTTCTAAAATAGAGGGTTCGATTCGGCTTGTTTTTTCGGGGTAACGTAGAGGGAGATATACAAGCCCTCGGAAAGGAGCGAAAAAAATGAGCCTCAAGCACAAAATTTGTATCAGCGTGAGCCGCCCGAATAACGAAACTTCTGAAATTATAAAGAGCGGCTCGCGCACGATACGAAGCAAACTATTAAAATTCCTGTTCGGAGAAAAAGTCGGAGTGTTAATCCTAACGCCGGGCAGGACGGTAGAAACCGTGGAAATACGCGAAGTACCGGAAAGGGGTGACGACGGTGACGAAAACGCCGAACCAACGGCAATACCCACCGATGCCGGTTAAGGCGACGCCGTATAAACACCAGCGCGAGGCGTTTGAACTCGCCTGCAGATTGTTCGGTTTATCGGAAGGTGGTGACGCCCAATCCTCCATTAAGAGCCAAGGCGTGGCTCTCTTAATGGAGATGTAGCCATAGGAACGGGAAAAACCATCACGAGTATCGCCGTAGCGGGAGCGTTGTATCTATCAGAGAAAATCCGGCGTATCCTTGTCGTCGCTCCGCTCTCCATCCTTGGCGTGTGGGAAGAGGAATTCGCTAAGTTCGCGGACTTTGATTATACCCTTGCCGTTTTATCCGGCGTTGGCGCAAAAAAATCTGATACTCTTCGACATATGGACGGAACTCCCTTGCAGGTAGCCGTGGTAAATTACGAATCGGCATGGCGGTTAGAAAATGATATTCTCGCATGGAATCCTGATCTTGTAATCGCCGATGAAGGACATAAAATAAAAACCTACAATATCTCCGCGTCAAAAGCCATGCACCGTATCGGCGCGAGAGCAACGTACCGTCTGCTGCTCACCGGCACCGTTATCACCAATAAAGCCATCGATGTGTTCAGCCAGTATAAATTCCTGAATCCGGCGATATTCGGCAACAGCTTTTATTCATTCAGGAATCGTTATTTCGACATGGTCGGTTACGGGAATCATACGCCGGTATTGAAACAATCTATGGAACAGGAATTAATGAAGCGACTCCACAGCATCGCGTTCCGGGCGACAAAAGCAGAGTGCCTCGACCTGCCAGAAACAACGGATATCATACGGTACGCGGAACTTGAACCGGCTGCCGCAAAAGTGTACCGCAATTTGGTGAAGGACAGTTATGCTGAACTTTCTAAAGGCGAAGTGACGGTAACAAATGTTTTGACGCGCCTGCTCCGGTTGTCGCAGCTTACGGGCGGATTCATCGGAGACGACGAAGGAAACACACCGGTTCGTATCAGCACGGCGAAACAAAACGCTCTGGAGGATATTATTGAAGAAGTTATGCAGGAAGGCAAAAAACTGGTTATCATCGCCCGTTTTGTGCCGGAGATTATGGCTATCTGCAAACTGCTGGAAAAACGCGGCATCGGTTATTCCCGCATCATGGGCGGCGTTAAAGACCGCGACGAACAGGTTTCGGCGTTCCAGAACAATCCGGATATACAGGTTTTTGTCGGGCAGATTGCCACGGCGGGACTCGGCATCACGCTCACCGCCGCCGGCACGATGGTTTTCTATTCGATGGATTACAACATGAGTAATTTTGAGCAGGCAAAAGCGCGTATCCACCGCGTCGGTCAGAAAGAAAACTGCGCATATATTTACCTGACAGCCAAAGGCACAGTCGACGAAAAGATACTCAAAGTGTTACAAAATAAGGCAGACTTGGCGAAAACGCTGATAGATGATTACCGGCAAGGTCTGAACCCATTCCAATGAAAGGAGTCATTTATTTTATGGAAGAATTATTTATCCTCGCGGACAACCTCCGCGAACTGCGCGAGGAAAGAGACGCACAAACGGCAATTCTCAAAGATATCAATACCGAAATCGACTCGGCTGAATACAACCTTTCGGAAGCGATGGCGGCAGCCGAATGCTCCAATTTCACTCGCGGCGACAAGCAGTTCATTCTTACCGCTACCACGCGCTGGTCAGCCGAAACAGAGCGTAAAGACGAGTTATACGCCGTACTCAAAGAAAACGGATACGACTATCTGTTTACGGTGAACACGCAGACACTCGGTTCTTTTATCCGCGAACAAGTCGGCGAAACGGCGGACGAGAACGGCGAACCCCGCGTTCCCGGCTGGCTGTCGGGGCTTGTCAAAAGCTACGACGACGTTGGAATCACAATGAAATCAACAACAAAAAAATCAAAATAATACGGAGGATACTGCAATATGGCAAAAAAAGAAAATACCGCGCTCACAGCGCAGAACAATGGTTTCAACACCCTCGCAAACATAGATTTTTCGCAAATGGTCAGCGACGAACTTGACGGATTGGATATCGGTTTCGAGCGTATAAAGATTCCATCGGGCGGCGCGACGATGTTTGAACTGCCGTCGGAGGGCGACGCCGCCGAAACGGTCAGGGAATTTTCAGGGGTTATTCTGTTCCATCATACTTTGAACGCATATTACAAAACCAAATACACAGGCGGATCCAACCCGCCGGACTGCGGCAGCTTCGACGGCGTTACCGGCGAAGGCGACCCCGGCGGCAACTGCAAAGCCTGTCCGTTTAATCAGTTCGGAAGCGGCGAAAACGGCGCGAAAGCCTGTAAAAATAAACGGCGCATATATATCCTGCGCGAAGGCGAGGTTTTCCCCCTCCTGCTCTCGCTTCCGACGGGCAGCCTTAAACCGTTTACAAAATATCTTAAAGCGCAGCTTTCCAAAGGACGCAAGACGAATTCCATCGTCACGCGGTTTTCCCTGAAGAAAGTAATCAACAATACCGGCATCGCTTATTCGCAGGCGAATTTCGCGGCGGACAGACTGCTCACACCCGAAGAATACACGCTGGTCGAGCCGATGAGCGGTCAGGTCAAGAGTTACGCGGCGAGAATCGGATTTGAAACGGATATTGTTTCCGATGAGGACACCGGTATTTATGTCGACCATGAAACAGGCGAAGTCATCGAGCCGCTGGTCGGAGGTAACCGAAATGTATAGGCTGGTAACCGATATCGGAGGGGTACGCGAGTACCTCTCCGGCGCAAAAATCATCGCGTTCGACTTCGAGACCGCTCCCGGCGAACCGTACCGGCACGAAGAAAAAGCGGCGCTCGATCCGCATAAATCTCATATAGCCGGGGTCAGTTTTTCGGTTTCCGAAGAAAGCGGGATATATGTCCCTATCGCCCATCAAATCGGCGAAAACGCTGATAAAACCGAAATTATGGCGTTTCTCGCTGAATTCGCCGTCGATGTTAATATTATAAAAGTGGCGCATAATCTGGCGTTTGAATCTATGTTTTTGTATAAAAACGGCATTGTGATTAAAGAGCCGGTATATGACACAATTTGCGCGGCGCAGTTATCGTTAAAAAGCCATACGGTATTTCGCGCCCTTGCCGACAGCGGCTTGAAAACCCTTGCGCCAGAACTTTTGAACGCGACGCTTCCTACTTTCGGCGAGGTAGTGGACGGGCGGTTGTTTGACGAACTTGACCCGCAGGACACAGGAACAATCTGCTACGCCTGTGCCGACGCCGATTATACCCTGCGGCTGTATCATCTTTTTAATAACTGGTTTGACCGTTTCCTGCCGAAACACCGCTATATTACAGAGCAAATCGAATCGCCCGCAGCCGTGTATGTCGGACTGATGAAGTATAACGGCATACAAGTGGACAGCGAACTTATGAAACGGAAAGCCGCCGAGTGCGAAAAACGGCTCGCAGAATTGCGTGAAGAAATAGCCTTTATTATAGGGGATATAAATATCGGAGCGAATGCCAGTACAAGCGCGTTCAAAAATTATTTGTATAAAGAACTCGGTTTGCCTGTATTGAAAACGACGGCGAAATATCAGGAAGCGGCAGATGAAGAGTGTTTCGTTTTCCTTAAAGAATGGTGCCGCGGCAACCGTCCCGAATTGGAAAAGCTGATGGAGCTTGTTATTGATTACCGGACGCTCGGAAAAGTGTACGGCACATATATCGAGGGTTATTTGAAACACATAAACGATTCTACCGGGCGCATTCATCCGCAATTATTACAGCTTGGAGCGGACAGCGGACGGTTCTCCTGCCGTCAGCCGAATATACAGAACCAAAAATCCGGCAGCATTGACGGAATCAACGTCCGCGACTTCATCATCGCGTCTGAAGGGAACAGCCTCGTCGAATTCGACTACAGCCAGATAGAGGCGCGGCTTGCGGCATACCTTTCACGCGACGAACGGCTTTTGAATGTTTACAGTTCAGGAGACGACCTTCACGCCATGACCACCGCCGCCGTGTTCAAAATTCCGTTCGCGGAAGCGGCGGACAGGAAAAACCCCGATTACAAGCGCCGCCGTACCGTCGCCAAGACCACGTTCTTCGGGTTTCTGTACGGTATTTACGCTAAATCGCTGCAACGTAATTTAAAATTGGACGCCGGTATAAACGCAGATATTGACGAGTGCAAGGCGTTTCTCGGCAACCTTGCCGCGTCCTATCCCACATTAACGGAATGGCAAAAAGATGCTATCGCCGAATGCCGCGAACACAGATATGCCGAAACCGTTCTTGGGCGGCGGAGATACCTGCCGGATATCCGCTCCGATAATTTTTTGAAACAGGGCAGTGCCGAACGCGCCGCGCTCAATCACGGAGTACAGGGATTGGCGGCGGATTTATTGAAATTGTCAATGGTTCGGCTGATTGCGGTATTGCCGCCCGACGTCCGCCCTGTGTTTACCGTGCATGACAGCCTTGTATTCGAGTGTCCGGACGGTAAAGCCGGGGAAACCGTTCTGTTGATTAAAAGCATAATGGAGATACCGCCGCCGGTTACAGGGTTTGATATTCCGATAGCCGCCGAAGCGGGCGTAGGTAAAAGTTACGGAAAAATGGAGGAACTAATATAATGGATATATGTAAATTTAACAGCGAGGGCTATTACGACCCGACCGCTTATGAGGCGCTGCTGGCAGTCGAGCGCGAAGCCAAAAAGAAACCGTACCGACCGCTGGTATTTATCTGCTCCCCGCTTGCGGGGGACATTGAGAATAATATCGCAAACGCCCGGCGGTACTCAAAGTTTGCCATGGAACAGGGTATGATACCATTCGCGCCCCATCTCCTATTCCCGCAGTTTATGGACGACGGCGACAAAGAACAGCGCAGCCTCGGCATATTTTTCGGACTGGTGATGATGGGCAAGTGCGACGATATGTGGGTATTTGGCGACCCGCCGTCTTGCGGCATGAAGTTGGAAATCGCAAAGGCGCGGAAACGCGGTATACATATACGATATTTTAATGAAAATTGTCAGGAAAGGTCGGGTGATAATATTGGATATACCTCTTGAAGAATTTTTGCGTCCGTTCTTTGATCCCGCCGAGGATGTGCATATCCGCGTGTTCGACGACCGCAAGACGGGAACGTTCAAAGGCGCAAAATTATGCTGCGAGGCGGGTAAAATCGGTACGCTGACCGACACCCTCCGCAAACACAACGCGCAGAATCGCGGTATATTTTTCGTGGTCAACTACGGCGGCGACAGCGACGCGGAGATTACCCGTATCAACGCCGTGTTCGTGGAAAATGACAGCCTTTCTATTGACGAGCAAATACGGCAGTTGGAAGAATTTTCGCTACCGCCGTCGCTGATGGTAAAGACAGCGAAGTCGGTTCACGCTTACTGGCTCGTTAAGGATGCGCCGGTTTCGGATTTCCGAAGATTACAAAAAAAATTAATCGCTCAATTTAACGGCGACGCTTCGTGCGTCAACGAGAGCCGTGTACTTCGTTTGCCGGGCTTTAATCACTGCAAAAACGAACCGGTCATGGTGGAGTGCGTGAAGTTCTCTCCTGAACTCCGTTATACTATGGCGGAGCTTGAGACGGTGCTGCCGCAAATCGCCGAAGAACCGGATAACGTGAATAATAGTGCGCTCCCTGTAGAAAAAGGCAACCGGCGAGGGTTGGCTCTGGTCGGCAAACGGTGTGACTTTATTCAATATTGCAAAGATAACGCCGCCGCACTCCCCGAAAATTTGTGGTACGCGATGATTAGCAACCTTGCGGTGTTCGAGGACGGCGACAAGGAAATTCATGCGCTGTCAAAACCCTATCCAAACTATAATTATAATGAAGCACAGTCTAAAATATCGCATTTTTTAGAGAGCGGCACGAAACCCATGACCTGCGCCAAAATATCCGAGTACAGCTATAAATGCCCGAAATTTGATAATGGCGGCTGCGACTGCAAATCCCCCGCCGCTCTGTGTTACAAGCCCATGACGGCAGACGAAATTTTGATTATTTTGAATTCTTTTGATATTCCCGCCTCCGCGATTGAAAAAATCAAAATAATCAAAAATTTTATACAGGATTATTTATACAACATCGAGCCGGTCATAGCAGAAACGATTATAAATTACAATATAAAAACACAATTTAATTTTAAGGCAAATGACATTTTGCCGTTAATAAAACTGCATCGCGAGGTGTATAAAAAGTACGCAGACAGCAAGGAAATGAAGCGTGAAACGGAATTTGACGAACTGCCGGAGTGGTATGAAGTCACAGGCAAAGGCGGCGTGAAGTTCATTGCGGGGCTGCTCGCAGACCATATGGCAAACAACGTCTTCGCTATTTATACCGCAGGAAGTCATTACTTTTATGAGCATGGCGTTTACGTTCAAAAGGACGATATCGAGGCATGGGCGGCAGTGCGCTCGTTCATGATTTCCCGTTATACGAAATCCAACGATATAACCGATGCGGCAAATCAATGGCGTATGCTGACTCAGCGCAATGTACGCGAAATCAACGCAAACCCGTATATCATCAATCTCAAAAACGGTCTGTATGATTTAAATTCAAATGAATTCCGTCCGCATGACTCGAATTACCTGTCAACGGTGCAACTGCAAGCGAATTATAACCCAAGCGCAAAATGCCCGCAGTTCCTTGATTTTCTATCCGGTATATTGCCGGAAAGCGAAATACCGCTCATACAGGAGATGTTCGGTTATTTGTTGATACCAGTAAATAAGGCGCAAAAATCGTTTGTGCTTGTAGGCGCGGCAAACGCAGGGAAAAGCACTCTGCTCTCTATTGCCCAGACCGTACTGCTCGGTATAGAAAACGTGTCCAATATTCCGTGGCAGTCGCTGAACGACCGATTCAAGACGGCTGAACTGTTCGGCAAACTGGCTAATATTTTCGCGGACTTGCCGTCAAAAAACATTGAGGACGCTGGATTTTTCAAGACCATAACGGGCGAGGATTATATCATCGCGGAACGCAAAAATAAAGACCCGTTCAGCTTTCAGCCGTATGCGAGATTATTATTCTCTTGTAACGAAATACCGAAAAATTATGCCGACCGCTCCGATGGCTTCTACCGCAGGCTCATTATTATCCGTTTCGATAAATCCGTGCCTGCCGAAAAACGCGACCCAAGCCTCAAAAACCGTGTCTCCTGCGAACGCGACGGTATTTTCACATGGGCACTGGACGGACTGCGCCGTCTTACCGCCAACAATTACCGCTTCAGCGAAACTGCGCGTACAGGCGAAGAATTACGGCGTTACAAAGTCGAAAGCAATTCTGCGCTGATGTTTCTTGAGGAATGCTGTGAAATCGGCAACGGTACTGTAGTGCGCGAAGAACTATTTGAAAGATACTGCGATTATTGCCGCAGAAACGGCTTGAAATCCTCATCGCAGACGAAATTCAACAAAGAAGTGGAACAAGCCGACTCGCGCATCGAAAAAGACCGTGACGGCGTTGCACGGCGGGCGGTATGGAAAGGTCTGCGGTTATCTGACACGGAAAGACACGATTTTGACGAACTTCCGACAGACTAAAATCCCCATTATATCATGCTTTGACACGGCTGACACGGTTTTCTGTATTTCTTGCGTAGAACCACAGCGGTAAGGAGATATATACGTTAAAACTGAAAATATATAAAAATATATGCAAAAAAATACCGTGTCAATCGTGTCGGGTATGTCAAAGGAGTATGTTTTAAAATGGGTGAAAAAGATATAATAACCGCGATACTGCGGTATTTAAAGACCGTTTCCGGCTGTTTCGCGTGGAAAACCCACGGCGGTATGTACGGAACGGCGGGTTTGCCGGATATCATTTGTTGTATAAATGGCAGGTTTGTTGCGCTGGAAGTAAAAACGCCCGCAGGCAAACTCACAAAGCTACAGGAAATAACGATACAAAAAATCAATGCCGCAAAAGGGAAAGCCTACAAAGTCACGTCGCTTCAGGAAGTCAGGGAAATAATACAAAATCTTAATTCTTGAAACGGAGGAACTTTTATGTATATAAATTGTTTTGCGTATAATGCCGAAAAAGGCTGTCAAATCCTGAAAACCGAAAGCGGGTGCGGTTATAGCTGCCCTTTCTACAAAAACAGGGAGGAGTTGGAAGCCGGACGGATGAAGAGCAATAAGAGGCTGGCTTCATTGCCTGATGAGCGCCAGCGGTACATTGCCGAAACTTATCACGGCGGAAAACGGTCATGGCTGGAAACCGCGCAGAAGGCGGTGAGCGTATGATAGCTTGGAAATATATCAACAAGAATTCTGCGGTAATTGCCGCTATCCGCGACTACCGCAATATGCTGTTTATCATCAGCAACACTTCGGAAGAAATAAAAGAAGCGTACGATAAAATGACCGCGCCCCGCACAGCCAACCTTACCGGCGTTCCGTCCGGACTCAACCCCAAAGCCGGCGAAGATAAACTGGCGGAGCAGCTTGATAAACTGGATTTGCTTCGTGAGCGGTATCGTGCCGCCGTCGAATATATGGCGTGGTTTGACCCGGCATGGTTAAACATGACAGATAACGAACGGTATATACTGACAGAATTTTATATGGGTAATAATCAGAAGTCCGGTGCGACCTACCGTCTCATGGCTGAACTAAATTACAGCGAAAGTCATGTAGAAAGGCTGCGGTCAAATGCTCTTAACCGCCTGCGGACACTCCTGTACGGATAAAAGATGAGGGAATTATGAGGGAGTGTTTGCTAAAATATATGGTACAATAATATTGTTAAAATATATACACAGCCATAGAGCCTTTGGAGCAGTCCGCTCCGGGGGCTTTGCGTTTTATATAGGGGGCTGATTTTTTTGCCATACAAACCGAAGAAACCGTGCGCTTTCCACGGCTGCCGTGAACTGACGGCAAACCGATACTGCGACGCCCATGCCAAACAGGAGACCAAACGATACAACAAATACGACCGTGATTCTGGCAGTAATAAAAGGTACGGCAGGACGTGGAAACGTATCCGTGACCGATATATCGCTGCACACCCGCTATGCGAAAAATGCGGGGAATCAGGTAAACTGACCCCCGCCGATGAAATTCATCATATAAAACCGCTTTCCAAAAGCGGAACTCACGCTGCGGATAACCTGATGAGTTTGTGTAAACCATGCCACTCCGAGATTACCGCGCGTAACGGCGACCGATGGAATCGTAAATAATTACGCTGAATAAAACTGTTCTAAAAACGCCTGCGGTGATATTGCCGGAACCGGCGATCCTATAAAATCATCCAAATTACGGGTAATTATATAATCAAGTTTATATCGTTTACTCCCGAAAGCAAGCAGCGCGTCTTCATAATCATTTATACTGGAATCAAGCGCGTTCTTAACGTCAGTAACGGTAACGTCCATCACTTTTAAATTGTCGGTCAGCTTTTTAAGGATTTCTTTCACGAATTCGCTGGTTTTACCAAACCGCCGCATCACAAAAAAAATGTCGGTGGTCTGGTTTGTAGTTATATGCCCTGTTAATTGTCCGGGACAAAGCCGGAGAACTTCGTCAGAAAATTCAAAATGAGGTTCGCGTTTCATAAACACATCAAGTATGATGTTTGTGTCAATCAAGACTTTCATATTTTTTTGCCAGCCTTTCCGCTTTAAATTGTTTGATGTCGATATCTTCGCCATCCCATGGAACGATACCAATCAGTTCATCCACCCAGCTTTCCTTTGACTTGGGTGCGGTTAGTACGGCAATGTTCGTACCATTTTTGGTAATGTGGATTTCTTCGCGTCGGGCAAGCGAGAGGTATTTGCCGAGATTTGCTTTGAAGTCGGTTGCTGTGATTTGCATCATGATAAAAAACTCCTTTCGTTTGATACTATTTATATTATACTCAAATCGGACGAAAATGTCAAGAGCAAATAATATATCGGACGGTAGAAAGTAGGGGTGATTACATCTCCACAACTTTCCAGTAGGACAGCGGGTGCGGCGTTTCGCGTGAATTTCCCCCTTTATCAAAAATTTTTCGGCTGGAGGTGATTGTCATGCCGAGCGGCGGTAAGCGTCCGGGGGCTGGGAGACCGAGAAAACCCCTCACAGCGCGGATAGAAGAAGGAATCGGCACAGTCAGCCACAGGAAGCCCAAGGTTCTGGAGTTCCCGGAAAATAATCAAAATTCAAAAATTCAAAATAATCAAAAATCAAAACTGCCGACGTTTCTCGAAATGTCGAGTAAGGAAGGCAGCGACGATTTGCCATCCGCGATGGCGATATACGAACAGACGCTCGATTGGGTTATAGGCACGGGCTGTGAGAAGTTCGTGCCGGTACAGCTTATTGAGGATTTCGCGTTCACACGGCGAAGTTATATCGAATGCGAGTACATGAATAAAAAATTAGGTCGCGTAGTACAGGGCGGCAAAATATCGCCATATGTTAAATCCGCGCTCGAATATATGAAACAGACAACGGCGTTCTACCGCGAGATATGGTCGATAGTAGCGCAAAATTCAACAACTGATTTCAACGGGAACGGCAGTAATGCTTTTCTCGAAATGTTAAAAAACAGAGGATTTTAGAATATGCAATCAACAGAGAGATTTGAAAAAGTTAATATAGACCGGCTCGTGCCGTATGTGCGGAATGCCCGGACTCACAGCAAAGAACAAATATTACAGCTTCGCTCATCATTACGGGAATTCGGATTTGTTAATCCGGTCATAGTGGATAAAGACTATAACATCATTGCGGGTCACGGTCGTATAATAGCGGCGAAAGCAGAGGGACTGACTGAAGTCCCGTGCGTATTCGTGGAGCATCTGACCGAGGCGCAGAAAAAAGCATATATCCTTGCGGACAATCGGCTCGCCATGAATGCCGGTTGGGACGACGAATTATTGACTCTTGAATTTACAGACCTAAAAGACCTCGGCTTTGATGTCGAACTGACCGGTTTTGATACAAAAGAAATAGAAAAGTTATTCGCTGCCGGAAACGGCGACGCGCAGGAAGACGAATTTGACGTCGACGCGGAACTCGATAAACCTATGTTTTCAAAACTTGGAGATATATGGACGCTCGGTCGGCATCGCGTTATATGCGGCGACAGCACAAAAGCTGATATATACGGTACACTTATGCAAGGTAAGCAGGCAAATCTTATCGTGACCGATCCGCCGTATGGCATAGATTACCAAGGCACGGCGGGAAAAATCAAAAATGACAAATTTAATACCGACGAAAAGTTTTATGATTTTTTATTCGCTGCGTTTAAAAATATGGAATCCGCTCTTGCCAGCGATGGCGCGGCTTATGTTTTTCATGCTGACAGCAAAGGGCTAACATTCCGAAAAGCATTTGACGATGCAGGTTTCAAGTTGTCCGGTGCGTGTATATGGGTTAAAAACACATTCACGCTCGGTCGGAGCGATTATCAATGGTGTCACGAACCTTGCCTGTATGGTTGGAAAAAGTCGGGTAAACATATATGGTACGGCGACAGAAAGCAGTCCACCATTTGGAACTGCGACAAACCGTCGCGTTCAGAGAAACATCCGACCATGAAACCCGTGCCGTTGTTGGCAATACCAATTACAAACTCCACGCAGACAAACGGCATCGTGCTTGAACCGTTCGGCGGTTCGGGAAGTACCCTCATTTGTTGCGAGCAGCTTGGGCGTATATGTTATGTTATTGAGTTAGACGAAAAATTTGTGGATGTTATTGTGAACAGATATATAGAAACCATCGGAAACGCTGACGGCGTCTTTTTGGAACGCGGCGGCGCAACTATTCCTTATTCGGAGGTGGCAGCCGATGGATAAAAAATTAACGCTTGGTTCGCTTTTCGACGGGAGCGGAGGTTTCCCACTCGGCGGGCTGCTCTGCGGTATAGAACCGCTTTGGGCTTCGGAAGTTGAACCGTTCCCGATTCGTGTCACGACAAAACGGCTGTCGAACGTAAAACATTACGGCGATATAAATAAAATAGACGGCGCAACAGTCCCGCCCGTGGATATCATCACGGCGGGTTTTTGCTGTCAGGATTTATCGGTGGCGGGCAATCGCGCCGGACTCCATGGCGAAAGGTCGGGGCTGTTTTTTCAGGTGATACGCATCATAAAAGAAATGCGGGTTGCTACAAATAACAAATACCCGACATTCGCCGTTTTGGAAAACGTGCCGGGTATGTATTCGAGTAATAATGGTTTGGATTTTTTGGAGGTACTCAATGAACTCATCAAAATCAAAAACGAAACCCTGTCAGTATATCTGCCTGAAAATGGCAAATGGTCAACGGCGGGCGAGGTCGTGGGAGACGGTTTCTCAGTCGGCTGGCGGACGCTTGACGCTCAATTTTGGGGAGTCGCCCAGAGACGCCGCCGTTGTTACATTGTCGTCGATTTTACAGGCGAACGCGCCGGGGAAATACTATTTGACGAGTCGCGCCTGCGAAGGAATCCTCCGCAGAGCGGCTTCGCGCGGCAAGCAACTGCCGGAGATTCTGCGGCTGGCGTTGGAAGCGCAGTCAATGTGCTGAACGATCAGGGCGGTTCATTCATGGATATATCCGAAGAGGTAACTGGTACGCTGCGGTCGCAGGAACACGGGCATCAGCCGATAGTGTTTGAACCCGGCATTACCGCCCGTCTCGGACGCAAAGGAAGCATAAATATTTCTTCCACGCTTCGCGCAGATATGGGCGATAATCAGACGGCGGTCGCTATCCCCATAAACACGCAAGTCGGACTCCGAAACCACAAGGACGGGGACGGCACAGGGCTTGGCGTTGGTGAAGATGGGGATTCAGCTTACACCATTCAAGCCGGGCATTCCCATGCCGTAGCGATAGAAAACCGTCCGCAGGATAGCCGCGTGAAAATAAATGAGGACGGCGTTGTTCAAACTCTCGACGCCCGAATGGGTATGGGCGGCGGGAACGTACCGCTCGTAATGAATGAACGGCAATACGCTCTGACGGTCGGCGAGGATGTTGCGAATACCCTCACCGGCACGGATTTCAAAGGAACTCAATGCGTGTTCGAGCCGAAAACTCTAAAAATTAGGTGTGGTCAGGGAAAAGGTGGAAAGGGGGCGTTGGTGCAGGATAATATGTCTGCAACGCTGTCTACAAGTAACGACCAGACCGTATTTGTTCCGAAAGTTTATGGTATATGTTCAAAAAACAGTAATTCCATGAAATCGGCGAATCCGCATAGCGGGATTTACGAAGCGGAAACGGCACGAACGCTCGATACAACAATACCCGACCCGAACAAGAACGCGGGCGGCATGGCAGTAGTATCGGTGCAGGGCTCTATGATAGGTCGAAAGCCGGAAAACGGTCCCCAAGGGAGCGGCATTGGCGATGATGTCAGTTTTACCTTAACCGAAGCTGACAGACACAGCATCGCTTATTCGATGACGTGCGGAAGTTACACGCAAGTCTGCGAAGAAAAATCTCCGACATTAATGAGCCGGGATTATAAGGATGCGCCTGTTGTCGTATCAAAAAACCAATATATTGTCCGTAGGCTCACTCCGATTGAATGCGCTCTTTTACAAGGATTCCCACCCGATTGGTGTTCGGGACTTGAAACATCCGAACCGACCGATGAGGATATATCGTTCTGGTCGGAGATTTGGGAAACGCATCGTAATATAACAGGTACTTCAAATAAACCGAAAAGCCGCAATCAGATAATCAAGTGGCTGAAAAACCCACACAGCGATTCTGCTGAATACAAAATGTGGGGTAACGGAGTCGCGCTGCCCTGCGTGATTTTTGTCCTTGACGGGATTGTGAAACAAGCGGAATTATAGAGTATTTGGTTTTATTTTGAATCTATTTTACCAATACATTTAACTTCAATTAAAAATTCATCATCTGATATGTCGCTTTTCGCTAATTCTAAAATCCATTTATTTTCCGGGAATTCAGCCCATAGGTTCATTTTATCAGAAAATGCACTAATTCCCATACCCCATGGAATATCATGTTCTTGAATGTCGTTTTTTTTATCGTCTAATACATTAATTGAATCAGATATTTCTTGTTTATTTGGAAATGTATCGCCATCTTTTAAAATAGAATGTTCTGTACATTTAAATATACTTTGTTTTTCAAATAATAATAACGCGTGACGCCAATTTAACAATTCATATTCGGCGTTATATTCTAAGTCAGGAATAAATAAATATGGATTTTTTGTCAAACAATGTCCATATTCATAGTAATTATCGTTTTCTTTTTCTAATAATTCATTGAATATTTTCGTAAATTCTTTCTTTGATTTATCTATATACTCTTTGAAAATTTTTATTAAAGTTTTAAAGTTTGAGATGAATCTATCAATGGCGATTAAACATGAAAACCCCAATAATATCCCTTCCGCTTCAGATTTAATCAAATCAACATCTTTAATAGCATTACTTATAACCAAATACATATATACAGCAAAACAAAAACATTTTACTATATACGGTATCATAAGATAAAATTTATCGCCTTTCATATCATCGTAAAAGAATTCTCTGATTATTTTTATTTTTAATAATAATGGGAGTATTAATTCTGGAAATACAATAAGAAGAATTGAGATTTCAAGTATTACATAAAAAATATATTTATCTGGATTTGATATTACTTGGGTTTGTAACTTCAATAAAGGAAGTGTCGAAATCATACAATAACACAATACTACAATATAAAAAATTATGTAATTTCGCACTCTGACTTTTTTTGTTTTATTAGGCTCTAAATCGTTTTTTTTATTCATATAATTCACCATTTTTTATATATCTGTAAATCAAGTATCATTTATATAATACATTCAATATATGCATAAATATAACATAAAAAATATTTTCAGTCAAGATATTTCAAATAATTCAACGAATTAGCCGACTATAAATTATTAATGTTGCCATTGTCTAATATATACGGCTCTATACTGTTATTTTCCTTGATATTTGGTACATTTATTATGCGTAAATGCCTTGCTATTATTATGTTTTTATGGCAATATGTGATTAGCAGAAGGCACAAAGCCTACGCAAAATCAAACAAAAACGGAGGGAAAAACATGAAAATCAATTACAATGTAACTGGCAGCGAACGCAAATCATTAGTGGCTGCAATTACCCAAGAATTAAACACCCCAAGTAAATACCTCGGCGCACCGACATTCGCTTACGAAGTCGGCGGTTACCATATCGACAAAAACGGTACGCTCACGGGAGAGGAGGACAACCCCGGACTGGTCGCAGACCTTTGCGGGCTACACAGTTTCACAGCAGTCAGCGAAGAATATGATGAACCGACCGAAACGACGGAAACCCCTGCTTTTGAGAATTTACATATGACCGAACGTGAGGAATTGGGGCTTGGGCAGGAACGCCGCGACCCCATCGGAGAGAACGGAATGCAGGCGGGCGATGTTCCCGACCCCGACGCCAATGACAGCAACAAGCTGACGATTGAAATTCCATTGGACGGTTTCAACGATAAATCGATAGAAAATCTCGGAGAAATCGTAGCCAGTAAAAATCGGCTCATAAAAAAAGCACTCGGCACAAATAGTCTGCGGATTGATACGACCGACGATAAATTGCTATTCCCATGGTTTACCTTAACGGGTACAGATGGCGAAGTAGAGGCTTATTCCGCTTTTGTCAGCCTGCTCTGCAAAACGGCGAAAGAGAAAAAGCACATCACGGCAAAAGAAAAAGATGTCGGGGACAATCCAAAATACGCAATGCGGTGCTTTCTGCTGAGTTTGGGCTTTATCGGCGACGAATACAAAACGGCACGGAAAATCCTGCTTTCCAACCTTGAGGGAAATTCAAGCTGGGGCAGTAACGAAGCCTACACCGCAATGCAGGAACAGCGTCGTAAGACGGCAACTGAATCTGAATAATCGGCAATTTATGTACACACATAGTTATCAATATATATCGCATAATTGACTTGCTATTCCCGTTTTTTTATGGCAATATGGTACTAACGAAAAAGGGAGAAAACCCCTGTAAAACCAAGAAAAAACGAGGAGAAAAAGAAAAATGTTCAACAGTAGATTTGGCATAGAAGTAGAGTTCACAGGGATAACGAGGACACAGGCGGCGAGGGTTGTTGCCGATTACCTTAACGGAACGGTCAGCGCGACACACGATTATTACGATACGCAAAAGGTCGCCGCTCCGGACGGCAGGGTTTGGAAAATCATGTCCGACGCAAGCGTCAAATCCCAAAGGAAAGACCACGGCAGGACAATCGACGCAGGCAGCGAATACAAGGTTGAACTGGTCAGCCCGATACTTACCTACCGCGATGACATAGACACCCTGCAGGAACTTATCCGCAGGCTGCGGAAAGCGGGCGGTTTCGCCAACAGCAGTTCGGGGATTCACATACACCTCGACGGCGCGAACCACACTCCGAAAAGCATCAAAAACTTCATAAACATCATCGCAAGCAAAAACGACCTTTTTTACAAGGCACTCCAAATTGAGCCGGACAGAATGCGGTTTTGCAAAAAGATGGACAGTTATTTGGTAGAGCGAATGAACCAACGCAGACCGCAAACCCTGTCGCAGATAGAAAACATTTGGTACGAGGGATACAACGGAAGCCGCAATCAGCATTACCACGACAGCCGATACCATTTTCTGAACCTGCACAGCTTTTTCGGCGGCAACCATACGGTCGAACTTCGAGGCTTCAACAGCGAACTCCACGCAGGAAAGATACGGTCGTACATAGTCCTCGCATTGGCGCTCAACCAACAAGCGTTGACACAAAAGAGTGCGTCAGCGCGAAAACCGCAGACCGACAATGAAAAATTCGCCATGAGGACGTACCTGAACCGAGTCGGATTCATCGGAGAGGAGTTCAAAAACTGCCGCGAACACCTCTGCAAGCACCTTTCAGGGTCGGCGGCATGGCGTTACCGGACAACCGTTTAACGGTAATACAATTATATAACATAAGGAGAAGAAAAATCATGAACGGCGAAAACAAAATTTATGTGGCATACGGCAGCAACCTCAATTTAGAGCAAATGAAATTCCGCTGCCCATACGCAACGGTAATCGGCGGCGGTACGCTGCCGGATTATCAGCTTTTATTCAGAGGAGGCGACGGCGGTTCTGTGGCAACCGTAGAGCCGAAAAAAGACGGCAGCGTACCCGTGCTGCTTTGGGAGATAACCCCGCGAGACGAACAATCGCTTGACCGCTACGAGGGTTATCCGCATCTTTACCGCAAAGAAACGGTCGAGGTTCAATACGGCGAAAAATTAGTCGAAGCTATGGTGTATATCATGAACGGGAACAGACCGCTTGGTACGCCAAGCGAATATTATTTGAACGCCATTTTGGAAGGATACGAGTCTGCGGATTTCGACAAGGAAGTATTGGAACAGGCTGTACGGAATTCAAAATAACATTAAAATAACCGTCATAAAAAGGGCTTCGCCGAAGCTCTTTTTTCGTTAAAAAATGTACACACATAAGTATCAATATATAGCGTATAATTGACTTGCTATACTCCGCAGCCTATGGTAATATGTAATCAGCGGAAGGGAAAAATCCCCGCAAAACCATATGAAAACGGAGGATTCACGAAATGAAAAGAACAGAGGAAATCAAAAACCAATTAGCGTACATCGAAACCCGCAAAGTCCGCGCCCTTAAACATTACGAGGAGACAATCGCTAAAATAGACCAAGAGGCGGCAGACCTTCAAGCCGAACTCGAAAACATCAAAATCGCCGAAAAAATCGCCCGCAATACCCCCAAAACGATAGGCGCGTTTACACAGACAAACGAAAAAATCACAATTACTTTCGGCGGCTGGGACGGTCGGAGCTACAATGGCGAAGGCGTTAACTTGAGGATATGGACAAACAAACATTACCCGGATAAAAGATTTGTAAAATCCAGTCACTACGGCGGAGTATTCCATGAAGTATTAGACGATAAACACGAAAAAAGCGGTTTAACCGAAGTGACATATTTTGCGGACTGCAAATAATAACCGAATATTACATCGAAAATACCGAGAACTGCCCGAAAGGGTTGTATCTCGTAGATATAGATTTCATAAGACTTTTTATAGGTCTTTTTTTATTTTATGGGAGTTTCCAATGAGCAGTTATATTTATACTCCGACAAAATTAATGCTGCCGACAAGCCGTTACGATGCGCGGCGAGCCGACTTTGCGGTAAATTTCATTCAGATGCTCAGACACACCACGGGTGAATGGTATGGGAAACCGTTCCGGCTCATGCCTTGGCAAGAGCAGATTGTGCGCGATATTTTCGGCATAGTCGGCGGGGACGGTTACCGTCAGTTCCGCACGGCTTATGTAGAAGTCGGCAAAAAAAACGGCAAGTCCGAACTGGCTGCCGCCATCGCCCTATATCTTTTGTTCGCGGACGGCGAAGCGGGAGCGGAGGTGTACTCCTGCGCCGCCGACATCAATCAGGCGAGCATCGTTTTCAATACCGCCAAGGCAATGGTTGAGCAATGCGGGGATTTGGCAAGGCTGTCAAAACTCGTGCCATCTACCAAGCGGATCATATTCCCGCATACAAATAGTTTTTATAGAGTTTTATCTTCCGAAACAAAATCAAAACAAGGATTCAATGTGTCGGGACTCATATTTGATGAATTATTCGCGCAGCAAACCCGCGAGTTGTTTGACACCATGACGAAATACACGGGCGATGCCAGACGGCAGCCGCTATATTTTTTAATCACAACAGCCGGTCGTGATAGAACGTCCATTTGTTATGAAATACACCAAAAGGCAAAAGCGGTACTGGACGGCTCGAAAGTTGACTCCTCGTTCTACCCCGCCGTGTTCGGCATCGAAGAAGGCGACGACTGGAACGACGAATCCGTATGGCGGCGGGTGAACCCGTCCATCGACGTGACGATACCTTTTGAAACCGTGCAAGCCGCCTATGAACAGGCGAAACAAAATCCTGCCGAAGAGATGCACTTCCGTCAGTTTCGTTTAAACGAATGGTGTAATGCTGATGTCCGGTGGATACCTATGGAGAAATGGGACGCTTGCGGCGAGGATTTCGACCCCGATGATTTCAAAGGGCGCGACTGTTACGCCGGACTGGATTTATCTTCGACGGGCGACCTTACGGCTCTGATGTTAGTGTTCCCCCCGAACGGCGATGATGATAAATACACCGTCCTGCCGTTTTTTTGGCTGCCAGAAAATGCTGTCGACCTGCGTACACGGCGCGACCATGTGCCGTATGCCGTTTGGCGCAAGACTGGCGTAATCAACACAACCGAGGGCGATGTGGTTGATTACGATTATATCGTTTCTTTTATAGAGGAACTCGTTGCGGATTTCCGAATCCGCGAAATTGCCTACGACCGCTGGGGCGCGGAGAAGATACGCCGCGACCTTGAGGAACTTGGAGCGGAGCGTGGATTTACCGTATTCCCGTTCGGTCAGGGGTTTGCGAGCATGGCTGCCCCGACCCGCGACCTCATGCAGCTTGTTCAGGAAGGCAAGCTGCGTCACGGCAAACACCCTGTCCTCGACTGGAATATGGGTAACGTAGTCGCCGAGACCGACGCTCATCTTAATGTGAAAATGTCAAAGAAAAAATCCACGGAGAAAATCGACGGCGCGGTCGCTTTCGTCATGGGACTTGCCCGCGCGATGATGCAGAGCGGCAGTACGACGGTGTCTGTTTATGACGAGAGAGGGTTGCTATTTGTATAAATGTTCATAATTTTATGCTATGATTATTACAGCCTAATTAACGATATAAATATATTGGAGGGAAAGAAATGTTATATCTTTTCAATTCAGGTTATTGGCAAAACCATATCAATAATTTGTTGAATACTCTTCATTTTCCCAAGGGAGTAATCAATGTTTATCAATACAAAACGGATGATCCGAGTTATTCCATATCACAAAATGCAATTAACGCTCGTGTCGGAACAAAAGTGCTTATTAATTATATAGATCGACTCAGTTCTCCTGAATTTTGTTATTACCCAATGCGTTACGGGAAATTAGTTAAATGTGAGAAAAACAATACAAATATATATTTCCATATCGAACTATGCGATTATTGTAATGCACAGGATATAAACGATTTTAATAATAATTTTTCTTCATCCTTTGATAATACTCTTTTCAAAAATAAAGATAACTCTGTAATAATGCCTGTTGAAAACCAACAAACAGAAGGTTGTTTAGCATTTTGCGAAAATACTTATGATTTGAAGATAATGAATTTATTATCTTCAGACCATAACTCATGGAAAGAAACAGTAGAGCAGTTGTCTAACTGTGAATTGTTCAAAAATAATTTCCCCATTTTTACAAAAGTAAAGATACTAAATGCCAAGGATAAGGAAGTTTCGATTAAAAGAAAAAACTTGAAAAACAATTTTATTTTAAGAGTTGGTAATACCTATAATTTTAAAACTACTTATTATTTACCATATATTAATCAAAATATTAAATTTAAAGCTTACATCAATACTGCGAGTAATCCCGATGTCTTTCTTAAGAAAGAAGATTCAAAATTATTTGGTGCAGCAACAGGTGACGAAAACTTTTCTTGTAACATTAGCAAAGAAGTTAAAAATTGTATTGTAGATATTAAATATGAAGCCAAGATCGGCGACGCAAAAGATGATAAAAATACGCAACTTCTAATTGCAAACAAACCAATTCCGATTATTACGAAATCAAAATGTTCAAAATGGTGGAAAGTAATATTATTTGCAGTATTATTTGCAATATCTTCATTTATTTTAAGTGTGCAGGTTGATAATATAATTGAAGAAGTAAAAATTTTAAATACTGCTGGCGATCCAGTACCAATGCAATTAAATATATTTTATCAAATAGCACGTATACTTGATTCTTTTAAATATATTTATCAAGTTATTTTTAGTATAGTGTCGTCATTATCTTTGTTCTTTTTGGTAAAAATATATGGAAAAGATTAACGATGGAATTGTGTCCATTAATAAAACGGAAGCTGAAGTTTTCTATAAAAAGTATGAGCATTTAGGGAATTGTGGATTAGGTGTTTGGCATTATGGATATTATGTGGATGGTGTATTACTATCTGTTGTATCTTTCGGAACAGCAAATTTCAATCCCAAGCGTTCTTTCATTGGGAAAATAGCCGCCGCTCATAATGTGAAAATAATACAACTTACGCGCGGGGGAACTTTATACGATGCTCCAAGCAATACTCCAAGCAAAGTAATAGCACTCGTGTTAAAGGCTATAATGAAGCGATTTGGAAATACAATTATTATTGCTTATTCAGACACGAAATTTTATGAAGTCGGAACAATATATCAAGCATCAAATTTCTTATATCTTGGATGCACCAATCCTAAAAATCAATCGAATTATATAGTGAATGGAAAACAATACACGGGGTGGACAATAAGAAAAAAATACGGAACAAGAAATATGTCTACCCTTGTTAATGAATTGGAATTAAATATAAAAAAAATAACTTTGTCAGAAAAACATCAATATGTATATATTAATACTTCACCGCTTATTAAAAAAAGTATAAAAAATTGTCTTAATTATAAAATTAAAGCATATCCCAAAAGGGATGTGTTACAAATAGGTAGTATGTTAGATTACCACAAAAGTATTGGGCTGCGTAAAAATTGAATATTATAAAAGCACTTTTTCAAAATTAAAATATTATTAAAAGCATCGTTTTCGACGGTGCTTTTTTCATATCCATTTTACGGAGGAAACGCAACTATGAGCATATTTTCAGGGCTTTTCCGTTCCCGCGACAAACCCAAAAACAAAGTCGGCGGCGGATTTTCATTCTTCTTCGGCGGCACATCGTCCGGAAAGGCGGTCAACGAGCGCACAGCCATGCAGACCACGGCGGTGTACGCCTGTGTCCGAATACTCGCTGAATCCATCGCGGGACTGCCACTTCACATATATAAATACAAGAGCGACGGCGGCAACGAAAAAGCTGTCAGTCACCCGCTATATCATACGCTCCATGACGAGCCGAATCCGGAGATGACTTCGTTTGTGTTCAGGGAAACACTGATGAGCCATCTTCTTTTGTGGGGTAACGCATATGCACAAATCATCCGCGACGGGCGAGGTAAAGTATTATCGCTTTTTCCCCTGCTGCCGAATATGGTGGAAGTTGACCGCTCCGCGAACGGGGAGATATTTTATACATACAAGCGCGGAGCAGACGAAAACGAAAAAGTCACATTGCGCCGCGACGAAGTGCTACACATACCCGGACTCGGTTTCGACGGACTTGTCGGCTATTCACCGATAGCCATGGCAAAAAACGCCGTCGGTATGGCTATTGCCACCGAGGAGTACGGCGCGTCATTTTTCGCCAACGGCGCGAATCCGGGCGGCGTACTGGAACATCCAAATGTAGTCAAAGACATACAGCGCGTTAAAGATTCGTGGAATACCGCATACCAAGGCAGTAAAAACGCTCACCGCGTCGCAATCCTTGAAGAGGGCATGAAATTCCATCAAATCGGTATTCCACCCGAACAGGCGCAGTTCTTGGAAACGCGGAAGTTTCAAATCAATGAAATCGCCCGTATCTTTCGAGTTCCACCGCACATGGTCGGCGACCTCGAAAAATCGAGTTTCAGCAACATAGAACAGCAGTCGCTGGAATTTGTTAAATATACGCTCGACCCGTGGGTAGTGCGGTGGGAACAGGCTCTACAGCAATCACTTATGCTACCCTCGGAAAAAGGCGCGTATTTTGTGCGGTTCAACCTTGACGGACTGCTGCGCGGCGATTACGCCAGCCGAATGACTGGTTATTCCACCGCCCGTCAGAACGGCTGGATGAGCGCGAACGACATAAGGGAGTTAGAGAACATGAACCGTATTCCGGCAGAGGAAGGCGGCGACTTATATCTCGTAAACGGCAATATGCTGCCGCTTAAGGACGCGGGGGCTTTTGCGAATAAAAATCAGAAGGAGGAAGATACAATATGAAAAAATTCTGGAATTGGGTACATAACGAAAACGATGAACGCACCCTATATTTAGACGGCGTGATATCGGAAGAAACATGGTGGGGCGATGAGGTCACTCCAAAAATGTTCAAAGATGAATTGCTCTCCGGCTCCGGCAACATCACCGTATGGATAAACTCACCCGGCGGAGATGTGTTCGCGGCGGCGCAAATATATAATATGCTGATGGACTACGCCGGACAAGTCACTGTAAAAATCGATGGTCTTGCGGCAAGTGCCGCTTCGGTCATCGCCATGGCTGGTGGTGAAGTATATATGTCGCCGGTGAGCATGATGATGATACATAATCCGGCAACCATCGCTTGGGGTGATTCGGAGGAGATGCGCCGCGCTAAAGATATGCTGGATGAGGTCAAGGAGAGCATTATTAACGCTTACGAATTGAAAACCAGTATGTCGCGCACAAAACTCGCCCGTATGATGGACGACGAGTCGTGGATGAACGCCCGTAAAGCGGTGGAGTTAGGCTTCGCTGACAAAATCATGTTCACAGAGGAGGAAATCGAACCGCAGGACAACAATCAAGGCTTCATATTCAGCCGTATGGCTGTGACAAATTCGTTAATCAGTAAATTTCCAAAACCCAAAGAAACCGAAAAACCCGCAGGCACACCGATTGAGTCGCTTGATAAGCGGCTTTCTTTAATTTCGCATTAAATTAAAAATATATATAAAAATTTTGGAGGATATATAAAATGATAAAAATACTTGAACTGCGCGAAAAACGCGCAAAAGCATGGGATACGGCAAAAGCATTCCTTGACAGCAAACGCAGCGACGATGGGATTTTATCCGCAGAAGATACCGCAACATACGAGAAAATGGAGTCCGAAGTCGTGGCTCTCGGCAAGGAAATCGACCGCTTGGAGCGTCAGGCTACAATCGACGCCGAACTCTCCAAGCCTACCAGTAATCCCATCACCAACAAACCCACTACCGGTGACGGAGAGGAAAAGACCGGCAGGGCGACCGCCGAATACAAAAAGGCGTTCTGGAACGCCATGCGTACAAAAACGCCCCATTCCGAAGTGTTAAATTCTCTCAGTATCGGAACTGACAGCGACGGCGGTTATCTTGTCCCTGACGAATTCGAGCGAATCCTTGTAGCGGCTCTGGAAGACGAGAATATTCTTCGTACCCTCGCCCATGTCATCACATCATCGTCCGGCGAAAAGAAAATCCCCGTCGTGGCAAGCAACGGTACGGCAAGCTGGGTTGACGAGGGCGACGCTATCCCCGAATCGGACGATACTTTCGGTCAGGTCAACCTCGGCGCGCACAAATTGGCTACAATGCTCAAAATTTCAGAGGAACTCTTGAACGACAGCGCGTTCAATTTGGAACAATACGCCGCGAAAGAGTTCGGGCGCAGAATCGGCAGAGCCGAAGAAGAAGCGTTCATTGGCGGCGACGGCACAGGTAAACCTACCGGATTCCTGAACTCAGCGCAGCTTGGCATCACCACCGCAGGCGCGAATATATCGCTGGACGAGATGATTGACTTATATCACAGTCTGCGTGAACCCTACCGCCGTAAAGCCGTGTTCATCGTAAACGACTTGACGGTCAAGGCTATCCGCAAGTTGAAAGATACCACAGGGCAGTACCTGTGGCAGCCGTCTTTGATTGCGAACACACCCGATACCATCTTAGGCAGACCTGTGAAAACAAGCAGTTTCATGCCTGTAATCGAAGCGGCAAAAAAAGTCGTCGCGTTCGGCGATTTTTCGTATTATTGGATTGCCGACCGTCAGGGCAGGGCGTTCAAACGTCTCAATGAATTGTACGCCGCCAACGGTCAGGTAGGTTTCCTCGGCTCGTAGCGCGTGGACGGCAAACTGATTCTGCCGGAAGCGGTCAAAATTTTACAGATGAAATCTGCGTAATGAAGGGAGGTACGGCGGTAATGGCTGTTACGGTTAAAATGAAGTCCCTGCTTCAAAAAGTCAAGGCTAACCTCATATTACAGCATGACGAAGACGATGAATTGCTTCTCGGTTATATTACCGCCGCCGTTGATTACGCCGAAACCTATCAAAAACACAAATACGGTCGTAAAAAGCTGCCGCCTACCACCGAGCAAGCCGTGATAATGCTGTCGAGTCATTTCTACGAGAGCAGGGACGGTTCGACGGCGGGCTTTTTCACCGATTATGCCAGCGCGGTAGCGAATGTATGGCAAACAGTCAACCGGCTTTTGGCTATGGAGAAGAGGTGGGAAGTGTGAGCCTCGGCAAAATGAACACTTTTATTGACATCGTTTCAACCGCTCCGACCAAGGACACAGAAGGTTTCGTTACCAACGGCGACAATATCCTCGCTTCAGTTCGCGCATATATGGAGGAACGGCGCGGCAACGAGAAATGGGCGAATATGGCGGCGTTTTCAACGGCGACCGCTCTGTTCCGTTTCCGTAAGATACCGGGATTGACTATTGATACCTCGCTATATATTATTTGTTCTAATGAGCGTTACCGTATTATGAGTGTCGAGGACGTTCGCGGGCGTGGGTTGTACGTTGAGGTTTTTACTGAGAAAGTTATTCCATCGAAGAAATAAAGGTTGACAATACGGCGGTTATATGGTAAAATTGGCATAAAGAAAAAGTGCGACTGGTATTTTTATTTTCTTCGCTGTCGTTGCTCTGTGTATCAGCGCGGAAAGTTTATATTATCGGAGGTTGCATTATGAGTCAATTAACTGTGCAAATTTTTTCATCAGATTTACTCGAAACATTTGAACATTATAGAAAAGCATTTAACGCTACTCAAATTTCTCTTGCGCGGGGTTCTGAAAATGAACCAATCCATCTTGTAATGGATATATTGGAAAATCATATAGCTATCGCGCCACTTGCACCTCATGAAATAACAAAAGGCAATGTAACTGTTATCTGCTTAGGCTTTCAAGATAAAGATACATTGATGACGGCTTACAATGTATTAAAAGAAGGCGGACAGTCAGATGGGTTAAAAGAATTGCCGTGGAGTCCATTACAAGGTTATGTAACCGATAAATATGGTGTTGTTTGGTGTATCGGATTATAAGCACTTCCGACGCAACGTCGTAAAAAACACAACACCGTAATAACATATATTATCAACTAAAAAATAAAACAACATACCGAAACGCTCCCGATTATATCGGGGGCGTTCTTTATACACAAAACAATGAAGGGACGGTACGCTGATGGCAGCTATACAGATAAAAATGCCGGACGATTTCCTGATACAAATCTCGCGGCTCGCTGACAAGACCGACGAAATTGTACCAAAGGTGCTGGAAGCGGGCGGCGAGGTTGTACTGGCGAAAATCAAAAGCAATCTCCAGTCGGTTATCGGCAAAAACACAAAAGTACAGTCCCGTTCCACGGGAGAACTGGTACGTTCTATCGGTATGACAAAGGCTCGTATGGACAGGAACGGCAATTGGGACATAAAGATTGGCTTCGCAGAGCCGAGGGACGGCGGCAATTCCAACGCGAAAATCGCCAACATACTCGAATACGGCAGGCACGGACAACCGGCGAAACCGTTTCTGAAACCGGCAAAATCCGCGTCGAAACAACCGTGTATTGACGCTATGAAAGCGAAACTGACGGAGGAGATTAATAAAAAATGAGTATATTAAAAGAACTGAACGCAATATTGGACACGGTCGGCATCTCTGTGGAGACAGGCGTGTTCTCCGGCAAAGCCCCGGACGAGTACGCGGTCATAACTCCGATGGGTGATAATTTCGGCGGTTACGCCGATAACGCGCCGCAGTATGAAATACAGGAAGCGCGTATATCGCTGTATTCCAAAGACAACTATCAGAAACGCAAAAACCAAATCGTGAAGTCACTCCTCGCCGCGGGTATAACGGTGACAGACCGCCGTTACATCGGTCACGAGGACGATACAGGCTACCACCACTACGCCGTTGACGCGGCAAAAGAATATTTTTTATCGGAAGGAGACGAAGTATAAATGGCACAAATTGGATTGAAATATCTCATATGCGCGCCCGTCACCGAAACAAATAATGATGTTTCCTACTCGGATGGGTTGGTGATGTCATACGCAATCAAAACAGATTTATCAATCGAGATAAATGATGTCAAACTCTACGGCGACGACAGGATTGTTGAGGCGATTAAGGAGTTTAAGTCGGGAAAACTGACGCTCAACGGAGATCATTTGGAGTATGAAGTTTTATCGCTTATCTTGGGACATAAAGTCGAAACTATCAATCCCGGTAACGGCAAAAAAATGACGGCAAAAGGCGATGACGACGGCAAGCCCGTGGGCGTCGGGTTTTATTCCACTACGGTCAAGGACGGCAAGCGCAGGTTCAGGGCTATATGGCTCCGCAAAGTAAAGTTCGGAGTCCCGAACGAGTCGCTCGAAACGAAGGGCGATAGTATCAATTTCCAAACACCAAGTCTGGAAGGCACGATACAGACGGACATTTTGGGACTGTGGAAAGAGGAAACCACATTTGAAAAAGAATCCGACGCCAAAGCGTGGCTTAACGAGCAGGCGGATATTGACGATGGGGGTAACGGATAATGAACGATAACGACAGAACCGCCGCCATATCCATCGGCGGCACGGACTACGAACTGGTGCTGACCACGAAAGCTACAAAAGAGATAGCAAAAAAATACGGCGGATTGTCCGACCTCGGCGATAAGCTGATGAAGCCCGAAAACTTTGAACTTGCCCTCGATGAAATTGTATGGCTGATTACGCTGTTGGCTAACCAGAGCATTTTGATTCACAATCTGAAAAACAAGGACTCCCCGAAACCGCTCCTGACCGACGACGAGGTTGAACTTCTGACTTCGCCGCTGGAACTGGCGGCGTATAAGGACGCAATCGTAGAGGCGATGTTCAAAGGCACGAAACGTAATATAGAGAGCGAGGAAGATTCAAAAAACGTGATAGCCGGGTAATAAGCGATGAAGAGTTGTTTACCCGGCTATTATATTACGGAACGGTACATTTGAACCGTTCCGAAGAGGCGACATGGCTGACGCCGCTCGGACTGCTGCTGGATTTGTGGGAGTGCCACAGGCAGTTTTTGGGCATCGCGAAACCGGACAGGGAGTGCGACATTGACGATGTAATTCCTGAGGGAATATGAAAATTAAATCATCCATGCAGGAACAAACCAATTCTTTCTGTCCACCGGCAGTAAATCATTAGCCATGCAAACCACAGTACCATTGCCTATTTCTATTTTGTACTGCTCAAGTTCGCCGAAGCGTTCCGGTTCGGTCACAGGGTTAAGAGCTTTAAAATTCTTTACCGATTCGGTGCCGGGAGACGCCGCTTTTTTTATTTCGATTGGATATAATGTGCCACTCTCGTAAATCAAAATGTCGATTTCACGTTTTTCCTTGTCGCGGTAATAGTACAGCGGCGGTTCTTTTCCCGCGTTGATGTAACTCTTGTATATCTCGGAGAACACCCAACTTTCAAAGAAGGCGCCGGACATAGCGCCGCGTTCCAGTATCTCGGCGTTTCCCCACTTCAAAAGATAAGCGCAAAGCCCCGTGTCCAAAAAGTGCATCAACGGCATTTTCGTGGCGCGTTTCAACACGTTATTGTGATAAGGTCGTACTAAGGCGACAAGCCCCGACGATACCAAAATCGACAGCCAGCTTTTGGCTGTGGGAGGACTGATTCCCGCGTCCTTGGCTATTTCCTCATACACGATAGGTTTTGCGGTACGCGCCGCGACAATTATCATGAAGTTATGAAATGCCGTCTCATCGGCGACTTGGGATAAGTCTTTTATGTCCCTTTGCAGATAAGTGTTCATATAGGAACGGTAAAAATCGTCTAAATCGGGAATATCCTCAGTATAAAGCGCGGGGAAAGCGCCGCGGAATATTCTTTCATATATCTCGTTTATTCCCATCTTTTTCACTGTGTTTAATCTTGACATCAGGCGTTCGGGGGATGTTGTAAACGGTTCGGACTGTATGCCGGCGATTTCGCTTGCCGAAAGCCCAAGCAAGTTGACTATACCAACCCGTCCCGCAAGGGATTCGCTGACGTTCTTCATCATGTGGAACGCCTGCGAACCGGTCAGCCAGAAATCACCTTTTTTGCCTGAAGTGTCAACGCTCATCTTGACATAAGGCAGAATGCCGGGGGCGTATTGGATTTCGTCGATTAATACCGGCGGCGGGAAACGCTGCATAAACAAAGCAGGGTCGCTCCTCGCCATATGGCGGATATCCGGGTCGTCAAGCGTTACATACTTACGCGAGTTATCCGCGAGCCGCTTAAGCAACGTGGTTTTCCCGACTTGGCGCGGTCCCGTGACTAACAGCGCGGGAAATGTCTTTGATATTTTCAGGATTGAATTTTCAATAGCTCGGTTGATATACATGGCGCACCTCTTTTTTTGACTATTCTAAAACATAACTTTATTATAGTCAATTTTTCGAGTTTTGTCAAGTCAATCAGGCAATTTTTTTTAGAAGGGAACGGATGTTTTATGGCAGAAAACTCGAAATTCGGATTGAAGATTGGCGTCGAAGGCGAAAAAGAATTCAAGAACGCTCTCTCGGAAATAAACCAGTCGTTCAAGGTTCTCGGCAGCGAAATGCAGCTTGTGTCTTCGCAGTTTGACAAAAACGACAAGTCCGTCGAGGCTGTCACCGCCCGGAATAAAGCCCTCAATAAAGAAATCGACACCCAGAAAGATAAAGTCTCCGTGCTGGAAAAAGCCCTCGCCAACTCCGCCGAGTCGTTCGGCGAAAACGACAAACGGACGCAGAACTGGCAGATACAGCTTAACAAGGCGCAGGCTGAACTGAACGGCATGGAGCGGGAACTCGGCGAAAACGAAAAAGCCCTCTCCGGAGTCGGCGGCGAGATGAAGGATACCGGCAAAGAGGCGGGGAAACTCGGAGACGAATTCGGCGACACGGGCGAAACCGCCGACGAAGCGGGCGGCAAGTTCGAAAAACTCGGCGATGTAGTCAAAGGTATCGGCATAGCGGTCGGAGCGGCGATGGCGGCAATCGGCGCGGCTACGGTCGCGGCGGGCAAGGCGCTGTACGATATGGCGAACGACGCGGCTGCCGCGGGCGACCGCGTAGATAAAGCGTCGCAGAAACTCGGTCTGTCCGCCGAAGCCTATCAGGAATGGGATTATGTCCTGTCACAGAACGGCGCGTCTATCGACAGTCTCGGAGCGGGCATGAAAACCCTGCAAAAGACGATGGACGGTCTGACCGAGGACGGAGATAAGGCTTCCGAGTCGTTCAAGAAAATCGGCATAAATTTCGACGATATAAAAGATAAATCGCCGGAGGAAGCCTTCGATATGACCGTTAAGGCGTTACAGAATATGCCGCCCGGAGCGGAGAAGTCCGCCGCCGCAATGAAACTGCTCGGAAAACAGGGCATGGAACTCATGCCTCTGCTGAACCAAACCGCCGACAGTACCGACGCTCTGAAACAGAAAGCGAACGACCTCGGCATGGTCATGTCGGGCGACGCCGTGGGCGCGTCGGCGGCTTTCACCGATTCTATGGACACCCTTCAGCGTACATTTACAGGCATGAAAAACTCAATCGGCGCGGAACTGCTGCCGGGAATGACGATGGTAATCGACGGGTTTGTCGGCATCATATCTGGGAGCGACGGAGCGGCGGCTTCGATTGAGGAGGGGGTAAAATTCATCATCGCCCAGATAGGCGAAATGCTGCCTCGAATGCTTGAGTTGTTCACGTCAATCGTGACGGTAATCTCAAGCATCGCACCGGAACTCATATCCGCGCTGATTACGGGCATTACGGAAAATATACCCGTGCTTGTCACCGCAGCCGGAGGGCTGATTAACGCTCTGCTGGACAGTATAGTCGCGGCAATACCCGCTCTGACCGGGGCAGCCGTACAGATAATTGTCATGATAGGCACATCGCTGATTGCGGAAGCTCCGCGTCTGCTTGAAGCCGCCGCCGCGATTGTCAGCAATCTTGCCAAAGGGCTCGGCAACGCCGTCCCTATCCTGAAACCCATAATGACGGTTATCTCCGGCTTGATGACCGCGTTACAGAAACTCACTCCGTTTATTCTGGCGGCAGCGGCGGCATTCGGAACGTTTCAGATAGTGATGACAATCGCCAACGCCATCAAAGCGATGACAGCAGCAACCTCCGCGCAGTCAATAGCAACGGCGGCTCACACCGTGGTAATGACCGTATGGTCAACGGTCACCGGAGTAGCGACAGGGGTGATGGCGGCGTTCAACGCGATGATGGCGGCAAATCCCATCGGGCTTGTCGTGGCGGCTATTGCCGCTCTGGTCGTGGGAGTGATTGCGCTCATCGGCTGGCTTAACCGCGAGACTGAGGAGCAGAAAGCCCTGAAAAAGAGTACCGAGGATTTGGTGGAAGCCAACGAAAAACTCATAGAATCCACCAGTGAGAGCGCCGCGGCTTACGAAGATAAAATAAAGGGTATGCAGTACGAAGCGGAGGCAGCCGAAAGCCTTGCCGACAGGATAGCTGAACTCGCGGCGGTGGAAGATAAATCCACAGAGCAGAAAGAGCGTTTAGCGGCTTATGTCGATATGCTCAACGAAGCTATGGGTGAGTCTATCGTCCAGTACGACATGGAAAACGACGCCATGAGCCGTAATGTTGACGAAATCTACAATATCCTCACCGCCCGTCAGGAGGAAGCGAAAGCCCAAGCCGCCCGCGAACGCGCGGTCGAGATCGCGAAAGAGCAGATGGCGGTTGAGGATCAGTTGGTGCAGATAGAAAAACAGCGCGAGGCTCTGGCTGAGGCTCTTGCCGACGGTGTATACAAAAAAGGTGAAAAAGACAAAAAGTATAAAGAAGTCGTAGATATGCTGAACAAATCCGAATCGGAACTTGTTGAGCGTCAGTCCGAGCTTGCGGACAGTTTCGAGAGTACGACGAAAGTAGTGGCGGAGAGCGCGGCGAAACAGGCTGAGGCAAACGCCGCCATCATAGAAAGCGCGGAGGAAGTCGTGGACGCTATGACCGAGGCGTACAAAACGCAGGAGGAAATAGCGCAGAAACGTGCGGAGGTTGAAAAAGAGTTGACCGACGCGATGATTATAGAGGCGAACGCACAGGGACTCACGCTTGACGAGTACAAGAAGAAATTACAGGAAATGCAAAAAGACGAAGAGGAAATCATCAAGCAGCGGGAAAAGACCCTCGAAAGCTACACCAAATCCGCCACGGAGATGTTCAAACAAATATCCGAAACTTCTGATGTGAGCGTGACCGAAATGACTACAAACCTTGAGCATAACCAGAGAGTCATCGGCGAATGGGCTGAAAACATAGCGGTTCTGGCTGAGATGGGCATTGACGAGGGACTGCTCCAAAAGTTAGAGGACGCGGGACCCGAATCAGCGGGCTTGGTGAAAACGCTGGTGAACTCCTCAGAAGAGGAACTGGAAAAACTGAGCGACACGTTCGCCAACGGCTCGAAAGTGGCGACCGACGCGTTACTCACGCAGCTTGGTATGCCGAACGTGACCAACTCCGGCTCAGACATGGTTGACAAAATCGCCGGCGGCGTTGATAACAATAACTCGCTGACGAAATCTACGGAAAAACTCATAACGACAGCGAAGTCAACGGCTGCTGATTCCGTCATTAAAAACGATTTCATTTCGGTTGGCGAATCTATCGTGGACGGCGTATGGCAGGGCTTCTCGAATAAGGAAGCCACATTCAGGAGTCAGGTATTGACGTTTTTCAAAAAAATAGTGGGCGACGTAAAATCAGAATTGGGGATTCAATCGCCATCGACTGTATTCGCCGAAGTAGGTAAAAACATGGCTCTGGGCGTTGGCGTCGGTTTCGGCGACCAGATGAATAAAGTTGCCGACGATATGCAGAACGCCATACCGATGGATTTGGATATGCCCGATTTTGATATATTCGGCGGAGTGGCTGACAGCCGTAAAAATAGCCCCGGCACAAACGCTCCCGTATATATTTATACAACGGTGGAACTTGACAAAAAAGCTGTGGGACACAGCGTAACGCCTGTTGTTTCGCAGGATTTGGCGTTCGCCGCGAGAGGGGGTAGGTTCTGAAAATTTATTGTGAATTATGTTATGGAAATATTGATATATGATGGGTTTTGTGGTAATATTAAGATCAAGTATTTTAATTAGGCGGTATCTAAAGAAATAATGCAATACAAATATTTTGAACACGCCAAGGGAAGTAGGTATGCATGGCACAACCAAAAAACAAACTCGGAAAAAACATAAGAGATTTACGAAAAGCTCATGGCGAAACGCAAGAAGAACTCGGAAGAGCCATTAATGTTGAACATAACACTATTTCTATGTATGAGAGTGGCGAACGGGAGCCAGCACTACAAACATTACAAGCAATAGCATCCCATTATGGTTATCCGTTAGACCAACTTATCAGAGATGATTTTTCAGAATTAGATTTTTCAAAAATTGCTCTTACTTGGGAAAACATAGTGGCAATGATTGAAGTAATATGCCCTTTATTAGTTTCAGACAAAGCATTGAAAGACCCTCATTTTGCAAAAGGTTACGAATATACACGCAAGATTGTTGATGGTTTCCAAACCCCTGAAAACGTAGTAATGCGAAGTATATTTGAAAGAGCCATAGAAGAATATTCTGAATCATTAGAGAAGTCAGAAACAATGGAATCCGCTGTAAATATTCTATGGTTAATTTATATATTATACACATTACTTCCTGATGAACATTCTATAAAAGTGGGAAAAGCTATATTATACGGCAAAGCCTATGGAAAAGAGTTTGTAAAAAATTATTTTCTTAAGAATAGTGAAAATGTAAATAAAGAAGAGGAAACAAATAAAAAGCTATATGCCCGCGACATGAGTGAATGCATATTAGCGTGTATAGAAATTTTGAAAAGTTCTCCGGAATACAATCATATTGCAGATTATTATTTAGCGCTTAGATATATTATCGGCGTGGTAGATACAGATTATGGGCAGGAAATAAATACAATAATCGGAATGGAAATTATGTTGTCTTATTTGTCGCTGGGTAATCCATATGCTTTTGCCTATATAGAAAAAGCACTATTTTTATAAAAAAACTGTAATTTCACACTTTGTGAACTTCAATCTAAGAATTTTACTCTATAATGGTGCTATATAATAAAAGCCATATATAAACAGGAGGTTGAAGAACATGAGTGAAGAAAACAAGAGACTCTATGATAGAGTTAAAGAAAAAGTCAAGGAACATAAAACCGAAATAATAATCGCAGGCATTACTGTTGCCACAATAGTGGGAGTTGTATTGCTTACAGAAAACTGGGATGTAATAAAAAAGCAGGTCTTAATAAGCGATGTAAAAAATAGCATTATAAAAAATAAAAGCATTCCCTCTTTAACTCCTACACCTATCAATATTAACATCACAAACAATGTGCCTGTTGAGAAACCTGTTGATGTAAGTAAGCATCTTCGAAATCTTCCAATGGGGTGGAACGCATCACTTGAGAAAATTAAATCCGCTTTAGAGCATGGATTTACATTGACAGAGAATCAAACATGGGTCGATAATTATACGAAAATGTGTGCATGAATTGGAGGGAGAAATATGGGAAAAAACAAATTACCGGCTGTAGATTTTTGTAAAATTTTAGATGATTTTGGAGAAGAAGCTGCAAGAGATACATTGAATGATGTTAATGAAGGAAGGATAAAAGTTGAGACACTCCAAAAGTATTTATACGATAAAAATGAAACCAGAGATGAATATGCCGAAAGAATTAAAAAAGAGTAAGAAAAAGTAATAATTAATTACACAAAATAAACATTTTAGTTAGTACAAAAATTTTATATAAAATCAAAGCATCGTTTCGACGGTGCTTTTTTCATGCCTATTTATATATTGAGGTAACAAATCTATGAACGTAACTATCAATTCTGAACCGCTTACGCTTTCGGATTATATGGCGACATATCTGAATCATAAATATATCCCCTCCGCGCTTGACATAAAGAATTTCTGGGCTGACAAATCCTTAACGCCGTTATACTTCGATACTGAACGGAAATACGACGAGTTGGAAATACAAGTCATGTTCAAGGATGCCGCGTTTACCGATATATCGGCGTTCAGCGAAAAGCTGAAGCGGTGCGAAATCCAAATCGACCACGCTTTTACTGCGGACAGGATATTTGATTGTATATTGAAAAATACGGAACTGGAAAAAGTATCACAAAAAATTTATACCGTGACATATACATTCGATTGTTTTGTTTTCGGCAAAACGCATGAAATTACGGTGGGTGATTCAATATTTATTCATAGCTCGAAAGAAACCGAAGCGGTCATAACGATAGAAAACACAACGGCGTCGGTTATTTCTGTCGCGGGTATTACCGGTTTTACTGTAAAAAATCTCGCCGCCGGTGAGATTATCGTCATTGACGGCATAAAAAAGATCGTGACCGCTAACGGTGTACACGCTTTTGACCGAGTGGAATTTTTCAGCTTTCCGAGGTTCAAGCCCGGTAATAACGATATAAGAGTCACAGGAAACGCGGAGATAACGATAATGTACAGGGAACGGTGGTGATTGAGACTTGGCGATGATTTATCTTAAAAATATAGGCTATCTGGACGATGTGCAGAATTTGCACACCGTTGAGGTCTACAACAACGGCGAATATGAATTGAATTTCAACATACCAACCGACCACAAACTTTACCGTAATATCTGCGAAGAAATGGGACTGGTGTACGACGGACAGGACTATGTCATAAAAAGCATTGATGAACAAAATGACATAGCGGTTATATCCTGCCGCATTGACATTGACGCATTACAGGCAAACGCCGTGACAAATTACCGTGAGGAAAACCAACACCTATATACCCTCATGAATTTCGCTCTCACGAGTACAGGCTGGTCGTACATCGGCGCGGACAGGGTTTCCATTCGCCGTACCGTCGAACTTGAGGGCGGCAATACCCTCGACCTGCTACGGAAAGCGCAGGAAGTATATAGATGCGTATTCTGGTATGATACGGCGAAAAAGGAAATAACGGTATTTCCGTTGGACGGTTTCGAGTACAAAGGCGTATATTTTACCGACGAACTAAACACCGGCAAGCCGCTCCTTCGCGGCGACAGTTTCGATTTCTGCACACGCCTTATACCCATCGGTGCGGAGGGGCTGAAAATCGACGATATAAACGGCGGTAAAAGCTATGTTGAGAACTTCGGCTATTCGTCAAAAATCATCACGAAAGTATGGAAAGACGAGCGTTATACTGACGTGCAGTCACTCAAGGACGACGCTATCGAAAAGTTGAAAGTTCTCTCTAACCCGAACCGCACATATTCGCTGGACGTTATCGACCTCGCTGCGGTTAATTCCGAATACAGCCATCTTTCTTTTAACGTCGGCGACAAAGTTATGCTCGTTGACCGCAGCCGTAATGTCAAAGTCGAACATCAGGTTGCGCGGCTTATCACATACCCCGACAACCCGCAGAATAACAAAGCGGAATTGTCCGCGACGGCGAAAGGGTTTGAGAGCGTCTTACAAAATCTGACCGGAATGATAGACGGCACAAAAGTCGTAATAGATATACAAGGCAGACGAATATCGCAACTGACACTTGATATAGAGGCATTTACGCTTGAGTTGGCAAACTACTATACACGCGGCGAAACCGAGATTTATGTCGGCTCGCAGATAAAAGCCGAAGCATCGCGCATCGATTTAATCGTCAGCGAACAAACGTCGCGGATTAATGACTTATCGGGTGAAATCGAAACCGTGGGTCATAATATTTCGGAACTTTCCTTGACTGTCGGCGGTTTCGACACACGCATCACTAATGCTGAAGGTCAGGTCTCCACTCTTTCGCAGACCGTAGGCGGTTTTGATATGAGAATAACAAATCTGTATTCGCTCGTGGACGGTTTCGACGCGCAGATTACCGAAGCCAAAGAAGCCGCAGTATCGTTATCTACGGAAGCGTTCAACGTCACTCTGCAAAATTATTCGACTACCACGCAAATCAATACCGCCATTACCAATCAGGCAAACGCTACGCTGACATTGGCGCAGGATAGTTTTTCGGTTTCGTTACAGAGCTATTCGACCACCACGGAAATGAACGGCACAATAAATTCTTCGGCTAATACGGTAAAAACTGAGTTAAGGTCGGAAATACAACAAAAAATAGACAGCTTGACCTTATCGGTTTCAAACGGCTCAACGAGTTCAACGCTGTCTTTGAAGTCGGGTTCGACAACCCTGTCAAGCGCAAATATAACTTTTACCGGGTTTGTGACTTTCACGAGTCTGTCATCTGCAGGGCAGACGACGATAAACGGCGGGAATTTAACGACGAACAGCGTCACAGCCGATAAGATTTATGTCACTACTTTAGCCTCTATCAGTACGGATATCGGAAACGTGACAGCCGGAAGTATTCCCGCAGGCTTAATTGCGTCGGGAACACTGGCTGACGCAAGATTATCGACAAACGTAGTATTACTGAATAACGCTCAAACAGTAACCGGCAATAAAACCTTTTCAGGTACGACGTCAATCGGGGCTCTATCTCTTACGGGTATAACTACAATATCGGGGAATATCTCCGCAGGCTCACAGACGGTAACCCCCGAGCAGCTTGGGTATGTGTCCGGCGTTACGTCGAATATTCAGACGCAATTAAACGAAAAACAGGCGTCGTTACCGTCAGGCGGCAATTCAGGCAACTGGCTGCGCGGCGATTTGACTTGGCAAACACACCCTGCCGCGACTATAACGCAAATTCAATTAAGCAACAGCGTACAAAACTATATTTATACGTCAAACACTATAAACTTTGGTACTTCATCATCAACAAATATTTCAATATCAGGAAACCGTATAACGCCAAACGGGACAAACAGTATCATCGGGACCGGGTCGGCGAGATTCAATGAATCGTATATAGCGAGTATGTACACATCGGCTGTATACGGAGGAACAGGCGGAGGTACTTCGTATGGAAATTTGACAATAGCAGCCGGTACGCTGTCATTATACGCAAACAGTATACCCGGCGGAGGTTTTGTGCTGGGTACGGCTTCATCGAGAGTGGCGACAATTTATGTAAACTTTATTGAAATGGCAAGCACCCTGTCGGGCGGTACAGGCGTCAGTTTGGGAACATCAACAACGCGAATCGGCAACGGATATTTCACAAATCTTAACGTAACTAATTTTACGGTTTCAAGCCTCGGAACGTCATCGGGTTTTATTGCGAACGCCTATGTCACGACGTATAACGGCGGCACTTCCGTAACGGTCGGCACATCAACGACAAGAGTGGCTAACGGGTATTTTACAAATTTGAACGTAACTACACTAACCGTTACGACTATTTCCGGCGTGACGAACCTCGGTTCATCTTCGTCGCGTATCACAAACGGTTATTTTACGTCGCTTTTCGCAACGAACCTTGGCAGTACCTCTGTTGTCGGAACCGGTCTGTATGTTACGGGCATATTCGGCGGCAATACGACGACCGCTTCAATACGATTAGGCGCGGCGCAACTCGGTTTTTACGGCGTAACTCCGATTTCAAGACAAACCGGGTGGACGAATCTATCAAATACCGCTTGGAGTACAGCTGAAAGAGACAGAATAAACGCTATTACAACATTTTTACGAACAATAGGATTAACAACATGATATATGATAAAATACTGCGCGTCTGTTACGCGGTTATAGTAGTCTCGATGCTCGTGTTATAATTGCGTTGTTTTTGCTGGTCGGTAATCTCGAACAGCAAATAGAGGACTTGTCTCCGACGAGAGAACCAAAACTGATACCCATTCCTCCCGTGGAGGAAAACGATACAAATTATATATTTATATATGCGGAGGAAAATATGAAATTATATGAAATAATCAACGCAACCCCGGCGTTAAATAAACTGGGTAATTCCAACATGAAAATGACGGAAGCGTACAGACTGCAAAAATTATTAGCCGCGTTGCAGGTAGAAATTGACTTCTACAACAAACATCACATGGAACTGATAGAAGCGAACGGACAGATAAAAGACGACGGGACATTTACTATTGATAAAGAAAACCAGAGTGATTTTGGGAAATCCATGACCGAGCTTGCTCAGACCGACGTAGAGCCGGCGTTTACACAAATGCAAATAGCGATAAGTGAAAACATAGAAATATCGGCGAACGACATCGGGGCTCTGCTGCCGTTCGTGGAATTTACGGAGGAGGAATAACCCTATGGCTGAAAACAAAAAAATCACGCTCGAACTGGCGGACGGCACAAAATTTGAAATAGAATCATTCAACGGAAACGACAACTATGAGGTTGACACAGACAATATATTTTTTATCATACCGATAAAAAACAAAATAACGGGCGACCTTGTAAAGAAGATTACACCTGAAAACATGGCGCGTATTTCCGTGCTGGCGGATAGCAAGGTAATAGACGAAATCGAGGGTTACTCAAAGTTACTTTCCGTTGATAAGGCTATCGACTGCTACAGGCAGACCATAACGGTACGCGCCGCAATGACTCAGGCAGCGGAATAAGATTTTTGTAAAAGAGGGAGGCGCGGCTGTATGGATAAAAATGATTTGATTTTAAACTTTAATGTAAAGGGACAATTAATCTATTATCAGGAGAAAAACAAAGCGGCGGCGGACAGCATGAAATATCTGTACGCCAAGTTCAGTTTCAGCCGCGAGTGGGATATATCGCCGAAATACGCCCTGTTTTACGGCTCTGATAAAACCTCTTTACCTATCGAGGTACAGCTTGAAAATGACGGCTGTTACGTCCCGCAGGAAGTAATAAAGCCGCCTCGCTTTTATGTTTCTGTGTACTGCGCAAACGCGGTCAAACGCATTACAACCGAAAAACAGGCGGTTTCTGTTCTGGCGGGCGGATATGCCGGAGATACCGCGCAATCTTTACCATCGCAGGGTAATACTATCTCCATACATACCCCGGCAGACGAAACCAAGATAACGCAGTTCAGGAATAACGGCGGCGTCGCCGAATTTACATCGGACGGGACAGACTGGCAGCAATTAAAAGGTGTCAGCGACATAGGCAGATTGGATATGATTGATTTTTAAACGGAGGAATTTATTATATGGCAACAGAATTTAAAATTTACAGGCAGACCGGAGCGGAAACGCAACCGGCAGCAATAGTGTACGGCAATATAGTTATACTGAAAAACGGCTCGTTCTGGACGGTTAACGAACTGAACCAAATGGTGAAAATCGGTCCATTTGACGACGCGGCATTGTTACAGCACTTGGGGGACGCTGTCATACACGTTACCCAGCAGGACAAAGACAGATGGGACAGCGTGGAAATGGCTAAGGTATTCGATACGGTTTCCGAAATGGAGACATGGCTCGAAAACGCTGAAAATACGGCGAATCTCCCGATTGGGTTTAACTTTTTCATACGCGACCCGGACGTACCCGACTACTGGTGGGACGGCGAAGAGCCTGTCGAGGCGGCAACCGCAAAAGTCGATTTGACGGAATACTTAAAAACGGCTAACGCGGTGGATATGTTTGTGGCGAAGGAGACCGGCAAACGCCTGATGACAGATGCGGAGGGGACAAAACTTTCGGGGATAGCTACCGGAGCGCAGGTAAACGTACTGGAATCTATAAAGGTAAACGGCACGGCGTTAACGCCTGATGGAAGCAAAGCGGTTGACATAACCATACCGACTCTGGAGATAATCGATTTTTAATGGGGTGGGAGTATGAAGATATATGTTTCGTCTGTAGATGGGGCTTTACCGCAAAACCCGCAAAAACCATACATAATTTTAGACAAAATGGGTACGGTGAGGGTACTTGCCACAGACATGATAAAAGTTCAGTTTGAGGATATATCAAAAGACGGCGAAGACGGTATGGTCATTCCTGTGATGTCTGAGCTTAACAATCTTGAGAATGTTGAAATCCGGGTGGGAAAAGCTCAGGTAAACGCGGCAGGGTATAAGCAGGTTAAATTCCTGACCCCTTTTACCGATATTCCTGTAGTGACGGCAAACGCGGCGGGGTTGTATTTTGTTGATATAACGAATATTACCGTTACAGGTTTTCAGTACAGGACGATAGGGCTTTCGGTAAATACGGGAAGCCAAAGCGCGTCAAATACGCAATCGACAGTCGTGACATCCGCGTCAATGGCTGACGTTGCGAATATCCCGATAAACTATATCGCCGTCTCAAACAAGGGGGTGTAGCACAAATGGCGAGTAATAAAGACTATTTATTCTATACCGCGCTGTTAAAAAGCAATTCGGTAAAAGGCGCGAACGCTCTGGAGGGTATGCTGCTAAACAAAGGGCAGGCGAATGAATTAATGGCGAATGACGCCGCCATGACCGTTATATTTGAGCCGATGACGACGGGCGGAGCGAGGTATCTGCCGGATATTTTCTTCAGGGGGAATTACAGGGTAGGTAAAGGCTTACAGACATATCTTCGCGCCATTGACAGCGCGTTCGATCCGTCGGACTACATGGGCGGACTCAGCACGACTGACAATTTATGCGCGGACGCAAACGCCATGGCTCTGATAGCGGGCAGGCTGGACGCGCTGAAAGCAATGCTGAAATCCCCGTATGCCGCGTCAAGGGTGGTCGCGTCGGCAACGGCGAAAAACGCTCTGTTCAACAGCCCTCTCAAAACAACAGTGAGCGTCGTCGTCGATTACAGCGCGACAAATAACTGGACGCGGCGGACAAATCTGGGGACGCTGGCGTGGATTGCGACCGCAAGGCATACGCTGTCTGCCGGGTCGGGGAACTATGTGATGAGAACGGCGGCGGATTTAGGCGCGAACGCTTCGGCGTCGAGAGCCAACACTTACAATACGGATTACAGGATAGACAGGCTTATATCTAACGCCGAAAACGCCGTATCCAACGTAGGGTTCGCGGTCAGCCCCATCACGCAGCAAGTCATAATAATAGAACCATAAATTATATTCAGGGAGGGAAACGTCTATGGAAGACATGGCAAAAATGATTACGACCTACGGACTGGCGGTGATAATCTCCTCGCTTGTCCTGTACTTCGCGGTCAGATTCATCAACATATTTTTAAAGGATTTCGAGCAAAAGCGAAACATACGCAAGCATGACGAACTGGCAATGCTGCGAAACCAGATAAGCGCGACTATCAACGCTTTACTGGAGAGAACCGCGCTGCGTACCAACGCCGACAGAGTATATGTGTTCGAGTTCCATAATGGGAATACCGCGCTGGGCGGTTTGCCGTTTATGAAAATGACAAACACATACGAAGCTCTCAATGGCACGGCAAAATCGGAGATGCACAAGCGGGCTGATATGCCGTTTCAGTTGTTCCAGCCGTTTGTCGACGCGATATACGGAGAGGATTATCTCGTCATGGACGTGAACAGCCGGACGGATAAATACTCCGCGTTTGTCTATGAAACGCTGGTGGAGCGGAACATATCAGTCACGGTACGGGTAAAAATCGCGGACATCAGCAAACGGATTATTGGCTATTTCGGCATCGACTACTGCAATGGCAATCCTGTCAGCGAGGCGAAAGTCGAGGAGAGCGTAAAAATAGCGCAGGATGTTGCGATTGAACTCGGCGCGTTATTATCTGTAAACAAAAAGTAAAGGAACGGTGATTTTAAGTGAAACAGGCGCAGAAAGATTTTATCGCCGGAGTCGGCGCGTTGGCGGTGGCGGACATGGCAAAGAGCGGTATACTCGCGTCGCTCACCATAGCTCAGGCGATATTGGAAAGCGGTTGGGGTATGTCGGCTCTGGCAACAAAGGCAAACGCGCTGTTCGGCATCAAGGCTGACTCCCGATGGAACGGGCGTGTGTATAACACAACAACTAAAGAATGTTATGACGGCGTGTTCACCACAGTGGACGCGCTTTTTCGTTCTTACGATAGCTGGGAGCATTCGCTTGCCGACCACTCATTGTTTCTGACCGGCTCTGCTCGGTACGCTGCGGTGGTCGGCGAAACGGATTACAAAACGGCATGTACTGCAATCAAGGCGGCAGGGTATGCCACTGCCCCGGATTACGCCGAAAAACTTATACAAATCATAGAAACATACAGTCTGACGGATTTCGATACCGTCAGCGGAAATGGAGAACATAAAATGAATCTGAAAAAACTCATACTTACAAACAACGCCTGCTACAAATATGGCAAAACCATCACTGTCAAAGGAATCATGGTGCATAGCACGGGCGCGAATAATCCGAATCTGAAACGCTATGTCGGACCCGACGACGGTCTGCTCGGCAAAAACCAGTACAACAATCATTGGAATCAAGATACCCCAGACGGTAGAAAGGTATGCGTACACGCTTTTATCGGTAAGCTCGCGGACGGTTCTATCGCCACATACCAGACGCTTCCGTGGAATATGGAGGGGTGGCACGGCGGCAGCGGGACTAAAGGCAGAGTGAACGACACGCATATCGGTTTTGAAATCTGCGAGGACGGGTTGACCGACGCGGTATATTTCAACGCCGTATACAGGGAAGCGACTGAATTATGCGCTTACCTTTGTATAATGTATAACCTCGACCCGATGGCTGATGGAGTTATAATCGGGCATTATGAGGGATACAAGCGCGGTATTGCCACAAACCACGCCGACCCCGGACATTGGTTTCCGAAACACGGCAAGTCGATGGACACATTCCGCGCCGACGTTAAGAAGTTACTGACGGCAAATGAACCGCAGACCCCTGCCGCACCCGCTCCGTCATCGACTGCGCCGAAACCCCTGTACCGCGTTCAAGTTGGCGCGTATTCGGTCAAAGCGAACGCCGACGCTATGCTCGCCAAAATCAAAGCGGCGGGATTTACGGATGCTTTTATCAAAGCGGAGTAATACTTAATCATACAAATAAACTGCGGTCACGCCTGTTATATCGACGACCGATTTGAGAGGGAAACGCGCCATTACAAAAAAGTAAGAGCGCAAGGGTGCAAGGGTGTAAAATGTTTTATATATTTGCACCCTTTATTCCTGAAATAACGCAAATTGGATTTTTGCGGTACGAAGAATTTCAAGCAAAGCGTGTGATTCTTTGGGAGTGCAATCGCTTAATAAGAATAAAATTTCTGCTGTTATCTCGTTATTTTCATCTCCATAAAAAAGCGTGCAAAGCGAAATATCAAGAGCGCAAGCGATACGGTAATATGTATCAATTTTTGCAGCCTTATTTCCGTTTTCCAGCATACTGAGAAAGTTTCGGGATACCCCGGCTGCTTCTGATAACGCTTCCTGCGATAATTTTCGACCAATCCTTTCTTTGTAAATTTGTGAGCCGATCCATCGGTTCAATTCTGCCTGATTCATTTTTCTCATCATTTTGTAAACCTCTGTTTATCATAATTTTTAACCGTTAGTTTGCAGTATTTCGGTTAAAATAATGATAAAATAGTAGGTAATTGAATTCAATAAAATTTAATTAATATGTAAGTGAGACGTAAAAGATGGATCACAAATCAACAAAAATTAAATATTATTCATCCGTCAATACGCAGGAAATAGAATGGTTATGGTATCCATATATACCTTATGGACGTATTACGGTGATACAAGGCGACCCCGGTGAAGGAAAAACAACTTTTGTGCTTCAGATTACCGCCCGTTTATCAACCGGACAACTTTTACCTGAATGTAATAAAGCGTTACCTCCGCAAAATGCAATTTACCAAAGTACAGAGGATGGGATTGCGGACACAGTAAAACCCCGTTTGATAAATGCTGCAGCAGACTGCGACCGTATCGCATTTATTGATGACACTACATATCCATTAACGCTTGATGATGAGCGGCTTGAACATGCTATAAAAGAATGTCAGGCGCGTTTATTGGTTCTTGACCCTTTGCAGGCATTCATCAGCGCCAATTCAGATATGCATAGAGCAAATGAAATGCGTCCATTAATGAATAAGTTAGCGGGGATTGCCGAACGTACACGATGCGCTATAATTATAATCGGGCATATGAATAAAACGATTGGTACTAAGGGATTGTACCGCAGTCTTGGTTCTATTGATATTACGGCGGCGGCACGAAGCGTATTGATGATAGGACGCTTAAAAGATGATCCGTCGATTCGTGTAATGACTCATTTAAAAAGTAATCTTGCACCTGAAGGACGATCGATAGCGTTTGAAATGATACCAGAAGGAGGCTTCCATTGGATTGGTTATTATGATGTGACAACAGATGACTTATTGACTGGCAATACCCAACAAGATGACTCAAAATTATTGCAGGCAAGAACTCTGCTTAAGGAAGTTTTGTCCGAAAAACCAATGTTATGTGCAGATGCTTACGCTTTATGTAAAAAATACAATATCGGGGAACGAACAGCGGATTCGGCAAAAAGACTCGAAAATATAAAATCAATTAAAATGCCGGATGGCTGGTATTGGAAATTTGAGGTTGATATTTTATGATTAATGAAAATTATGATAAAAAAGAAGAAATCCGACGCAAATATCAACAGGAAGATAATAGTGAAAAAATATTTATTCCCGCCAAACCTAAAATGAATCCTTTTGAAAAAACAGGAACTCAACGCGCTTGCGCTTATTGTCGCGTTTCTACCGATAATATTGAGCAGGTGTCTTCGCTTGAATTACAATTGGCGCATTATAGAGAAGTCGCGGAGAATCATCCCAACTGGGATTTATTGAAAATATATTCTGATGAAGGAATTTCGGCTACCAGTACGAAAAACCGCGACCAATTTAATCAAATGATCGAAGATTGCGAAAATGGAATATATGATATGATCGTAACAAAAAGCGTTTCCCGTTTCGCGAGAAACCTTGTCGATTGTATTTCTTTAGTGCGGCATCTAAAAAATCTTAATCCGCCGGTTGGAGTATATTTTGAAACAGATAATTTATATACGCTTTCTGAAAGCTCAGAATTAATGTTGTCATTGCTGGCAAGCTTTGCGCAGGAAGAATCGCTTAAAAAAAGTGAAAATCAAATCTGGTCATTAAAAGACCGCTTGAAAAGTGGGAAACTGCTTACTCCCGCCCTCCTCGGATATGACCGCGATGATAAAGGGAAATTAATCATCAATGAAAGCGAAAAAGCAACGGTACGGTTTATATTCGGTGCGTTCCTTGCCGGGTTTACAACGCGACAAATTGCAAATATTCTTACAGATGTCGGCAGGTCTACCAAGACAGGCGAAACTATATGGCATGAAGGCTCAATCAATTATATTCTTAAAAACGAGCGTTATTGCGGACATGTCCTAACATGGAAAACTTTCACCAATGATATATTTGAACATAAAAAGAGACGCAATCACGAAGACCGCGATCAATACCTATATAAAAATAAACATCCGGCAATTATCAGCGAACAGGAATATGACGCCGCGCAAAGTCTTTTTGAAAATCGTAAACATCATATGAAGGGCGGCGTCCCGGTAATGCACGTCATTGATGAAGGTGTTTTCCGTGGGTATGTCCCGATTAACCACCATTGGGTAAACAACAATTCAAATATATACTATAATGCATCAAATCATATTGGGAACGGATCGGGCTTGCCGCAAAAGATAAAAAAAGACATTTTTAGTATGTTTGATTTAAGAGGGTATCAAATAGTACGGGAATCATTTCTTTCAGCCGTCGCGTTAGGTCCCGCGATTTCAATTTCAAATAAATGTATTACTTTTAATACGGGCTGCATCAGGAAATTTACCGATGTTTCACACATACAAATATTATTGCATCCCATTGACCGCAAGTTGGCAATAAGACCTTGCGGAGCAAACGATGTATATAATATAAACTGGCGACCCGACCCGAATAGTCCCGTATATTCGAAAACATTTACTTGCAGACATTTCGCCACCACTCTTTTCGATATAATGGAATGGAATCCTGATTATATTTATCGGATAAGAGGAATATGGGCTGCACGTGGGAGCGACGAAATAATCGTATTTGATTTATCTGAAGCCGCTACAGTAGTTGTCTGTCCGATAGGTGATGATTCTGCGATAAAACGTATCGTCACATTCCCGGAAGAATGGGAATCGGAATTTGGTATGGAATTCTATGAATACGGAATCAACCATCAATTCCGTTATCTTCATTCAAATGTCGACTGGAAAGCTGATATAAAAAGCAGACCTGTCCCGGATTCCATGCAATTCGATTTATTGTCTGAAGTTGAATTGCAGGAAATGATTGACGATCTGCGGATGTGATAAGGAGGCATTATGGATATTAATGATTCTGAATATATTTTAAATAACAATATCCCGCTGGGTGAAATTGAAGAACAGGAAATTATTGATTTGTCCGGATATCAGGTAACAAAAGGGGAGTTTTTCGCTCATCTGCGGGAGCCGACGGTCACAATATGGAAAGAACGAATCAAATTCAATATGGCATGCATACGCAGGTTTCCCGGTATTACTCATATTCAACTTTTAGTTCATCCTGAACAGAAACGTATGATAATACGACCTTGCGTGGCGGATACTCCAGATTCGCTCCGATGGGTCAGCGGCGGCGGTGAAAAAGAAATAAAAAGCAAAGAAATGACTTGTAGAGTTTTCGCACTCAAACTATTTGATTTAATGAAATGGGATGGAACATACCGTTACAAATTGCTCGGTAAACCGGCTGTGTGCGATAAAGAAATACTTTTCTTATTCAAACTGACCGATTTTGAACTATATGTATCTAATACCACAAACAAACGCCGCGCTCCTTATTATCCGGAAGAATTGAAAGATTATTTTGGTATACCCGTCATAGAACATGAAGATGCTTATAAAATTGATTTGGCTGACGGGTATATCACGACAGGAGGGATGTCATGAAATCGTTTGATGATTTCGCAATCGGGGATATAAGCCTCGACGGATTCCAAATCGTAAAAGGTAATTATTTTAATAGGCAAATCGAACCGTATATGTCATTTCGTGATACAAGCGTTTCATTTAATATTGCGGCATATAAGGCTCTGAATTGTGTTGCCACCGTTCAAATTATGGTTAATCAAACCACCAGAAAAATTTTGATACGACCGATAAATTCTGACGATGTCAATTCAATTACTTGGCTGAAAAATCTGGAAAACCCGAATTGCAAACCGATTGAATGTGCGCCTTTTACACGTCCGCTTTATGAAATGTGGAAATGGAAACCTAAAACGCGATACAGAGCTTACGGTAAACTTGTTAAAAATGACAAAAAACTGATGTTATTATTTGATTTTTCGGCTCCGGAGATAATTCCGCCGGGACTTCAAACTCCAAACGGTAAAGGAGGACAAAATGGAAAATAATATTTGTATCTCTTTTTACTTACGTGAATCAGCGATCAGGATACATCGAAAAGTTCTTAATAAAATAAATAATCCGCCATTCGTGGAATTTTTAGTTAGCAAGAACCCAAGAGCATTTGCGGTGAGGTCGTGCGGAAAAAAAGATTTGCGTTCCTTTCGTGTTCGTGTAAACATAAACAGTAAAACAGATAAAGTCGAATTTTATAGTTTACCTCTTTGTAGAGCACTGGCTCGGTTGAACGATTGGGATGAAAACGGTTCCTACCGTGTTTATGGGCAAGCCTTTCCAAGTCAGGATGTTGCAATTTTTGACTTTTTAAGCTCAAAAATCATTAACGATTAAATAACAACCAGTGAGCCAATCTATAACGATAATTATTATATTCTTAATGTTAATATAAACGTGATTAAACAGGTCGGCGCGTATTCGGTCAAGGCGAACACCGACGCAATGTACACCAAAATCAAAGCAACGGGATTTACTGATGCCTTTATTAAAACGGAATAATACCGAAATTATGCAGGCAAGCGGCGGATTGACATTTCCGCCGCTTGCCTGTGTGTAGTATTTAATTCGGTAGTCGGCAACTGCCGAATTAACGCAATCTGATATATAATTATTATTTCTACGAAATATTCTCGTTTAGATATTTTTATGAACGTTTCTCTAACTTTGCTTGAAGTTCAGCTATAATGGCATCTTTATCCGCAACTACGCTTTTCCATTTTCTATCAGAGCGTTTTTCACCGCGTTCTTCTGCATTTTTCAAAGCCTGCGCTTCGTCGTGACGGGCTTTGGAACGCATACGCTCTAACTCGCGAAATTCCTTTGTAGCCGATACGTGACGGTATGCCCCGATTGCTTCTTTCATTACAGACACCCCCAATCCCTCGATTTTTTCCAACTCTTCCTCTGTTTTCGCTTTAAATAATGATAACCACAGTTCCAAACTTTTATCCGCGCTGACCGATTGCGGCAGTTTCGGCAACTCGAAATAATGCATATTAAATTTATCTGTCAACGGCGTATGGCGCGTGACTTCAAGAGCCTGATACTCCGAATGAAATTCTTTGCATTTGAATAACTTGAAATAAATAATACTGATGATTATTGTACGCGGTAACTCGGCATAATTCTCGCCTTCGCTTAAAGCGGTTGAGTATTCGCGCGCCCAATGGAATAGCGAGCGTTCGGGAAAATCCCCCTCATTTTCGACTTGTATTTCAATATTTACGCGCTGACCGTTTACGAACATATTTATATCGAGTTTACAGAATTTGTTTCCGATAGTTTCCGGCGGTATTTCCGAATTTGTTATTTCAAATTTTTCTATGCTGTCATAGGTTATCCTGAGTAATTCCGCAACGAGTTTTTTCAGCAATTCAGGATATTGCACAAACAGCATTTTGAACAGTATATCATTGTTAAGCGTATATTTAAGTTTAGCCAT